ATGGATGCGCGTGGACGTTTGGTCAGCCTCGGCCGTGGGGCTTCTGTGATTGGCGCGGCAGTTCTTCTGGTTACATCTCTGACCTCGAATCCAGCCCTATCCCAGGACCTAGGCGTTGGTGTCAGTATCGGCGGAGAAGGAGGCATCTCGGCCGGAGTCGGGGCTAGTCTCGGCGGGGAGCGCGGCACCGGAGCCGGTGTTGGCGCAAATGTTGGCGGCGAAAGAGGCGTGTCCGCAGGAGGCGGCGCTAGCATTGGTGGATCGAACGGCGTTTCGGCCGGCGCAGGGGCAAGTGTCGGAGGCTCTCACGGCACCAATGCTGGCGCGGGCGCCAATGTCGGCGGCTCCTCAGGTGTCAGTGCCGGCCTCGGCGCGAGCGTGGGTGGATCTTCGGGGGTGAATGCCGGTGCGGGTGTGAATGTCGGCGGCTCCAACGGCGTCGGGGCCGGAGGCGGTGCTAGCATTGGCGGCTCGAGGGGCGTCAATGCCGGACTTGGGGCGAACGTCGGCGGCTCGAATGGTGTTGAGGTTGGCATCGGTGTGGGGATTGGCAGTGGCGGAACCAGACCCCCTGGTAGCGGGGTCGTCGGGGGCGGGACAGCCAACCCGTCGCGTCCCGGGATTAGCAACCCGCCTGCCACAGGCGGCCTCAACCCTAACCGGCCCAGCAATCCACCCGAGGCCGAGCGCCTCCGGGCGGAAATCCGCAACATGTCCGAGGATGAACGCCTGAAGCTGCGGCGCAGCTGCGCCATGGTGTCTGCCGCGCCGGAAAGCTACGATGCCGACATGCAGGCCCTGTGCCGCCTCATGAGCCGTATGTCCGCGCTTTAACGGCAGGGTACAAGGCAAGAAATATCGGCGCGGTGTTTCCAATACCGCGCCCATTCGTCTGGGCGCTATGAGCACGCGTTCTGAGCGCTCTTCATTAGCTCCTCAGAGAAGGAACATCAGAGAGGCTCGTCGTATACTTTGGCGAGCGCTTCTCGAACTGTGTCCCCTGCCGCATGCCCAGACGGGGGACCCCAACGGCTCCCGATGAACCGGGTAGCCAGAACCGACGACGGAAATGAATTAGCAAATATTCGCGCTGTCGCAGAATAGATCCAACGAACTCTAATAGTTACCTACATTCTGTAAACATTCTCAAAAAATACTACCTAAGACTATCAATACCTCTTAATCACTTTATGTCTGACAGGTGAAACCTAAAAAACCAGTTTGACAATGACCGATGGTGAATGCGTGATGTCATAGTTGGCGAGCTATGGACAGCTGGTCAACGAAGCTGAATGGAGGCGGCCATGCCTGCAGAGAAATTCGAATCCGAGGAGACCTTCTTCTACGGAACGGTCACAATCAAGAGCGTCGAAAATCTTAACAATGGCGACAGCGGCTACAGCTACACTCTTCAGAGATCCGTTGATTATAACGAAGAGTACGAATCGTATGGCTTTGTCGACTGGAAAGAAAACCTGCACTCCAGTGAAAATACCTTCAATGCAGTCGACCATTTCGACGACCTGCACCCGATTCATTTACACACCAATGCTAATCAATGGGAACTGTTAGCCTAAAACTTCAGAAAACGAGAGTTCGCTCCATCTTTACCTCAAAGGAATTGTTGGATCGCACTCATCCAACCCCGACGGAGGTGGGTCGAGGATTAGTCTCCGACCCACCGACTGGGTCTGCGACGGTCTGATCTGGGCTTCCGTCACGAGGCGCTGCGAGCCATCCTCTAAGCAGCGGGTGTGATGCTGATCCCCTACATCTTTACCGTGAGCAGACGCTCGACCTGCCAGGTCCGATACTCCTCCTGGCAGGGGCCCGACGCCGATGAATTGCAGGCAGGCGACCGTGTTGGGGACGAGAAGTCGATCTTTCCGTACGCGCCGCCTTCATTGCACCAACATCGACCCAGGCTCTGAGGACGTTCCACATCTTGAGCAGCATGAACCCCAGGCAAACCCGGAAAAACTGTCCAGACGCCACCATTGCTTGGGATTGAAATCAAGATTGCGCTTGTGACAGCTATAAGGTTGCTAGGCTCTAGCGAAACCTGCCGTAACTTCACCAAGCTCTTGGAAATATTGGTGGGTGTGCAAGGATTCGAACCTTGGACCCGCTGATTAAGAGAAATGCGCTCGCGGCTGATTTCCCTTAAATATCAATGTTGTCGGTTGCCAATACGCCGAGCCTGATCGGACATTTCCCCTCCGTAGAAGAACCACTTTGGCAACCACTCTACTGTAGCTGATCATCATGGCGCCGGATCCACCAGCCCTGTGGATACCGTGGATAACAGCCTGGTCCTTGAAGGGCGATTTCTACAACCACAAAATGAGCTGCCCGGGTCCTGACGATCCCTGCCGAGAACATCATAGAGACGATGCGCAGGCTGCCGAGGCCGTGAGGCTAGGAAGGCCTGAGGCTGCGAGCTATTCTGTTGCGCATGGCTGACCGTGTGCATGGGCCTCACCGCCCTACCCCTGAACAACTCCGCTTCCGTGACCGATACCGGCAGGCCCGACAGGACCGGACGGACTACCTGCGCATTGGCGCCGGATCGGTCCTGCTGGCCCTGGCTCTCTTCGTCTTCAGCTCCCTGATGTATGCGGCCAGGGCCGAGACGGTGGACGGCCGGCGCATCGTCATCATCGACGGCGACACCATCGATGTCGGGGGCGAGCGCATCCGGATCCTCAACATCGATGCCCCTGAGAGCTTTCGCTCGAGATGCGAGGCGGAGCTGAAGCTTGCCCTGCGGACGAAAGAGCGGCTCGCACAGCTCTTGCGCTCCGGGCCGGTCGAGATCAATCGCGAAGGCCAGGACCGTTACCGGCGTACCCTGGCGACCCTCAGGGTCCGAGAAGGCGACGTGGGAAGGATCCTGGTGAGGGAGCGGCTTGCCCTGCCCTGGCAGGAGGGCAGCGAGGCGAAGAAGGACCGGCTGCAGGCGTGGTGCGGGCGGGATTCGACTCTCCCTTGGTGAGATGGCATGTTCTCAATCCGTTCACGGAGCAGACCATGTCACAGGCTTATGATCGGACATTCCAGCTAAGGCATTACCCACTGCCGAAGCTGGTCATTGAGTGCATCAAGTGCCGGCGGACGGGCCGGTTCGACGTGGCCCAACTGATCGAGAAGCTCGGCGAGACTTACCCAGTCTATCAGGCTGTCGACAGATTGACCCGCGATTGGGAATGCGAGAAGCCCGGCGCCATCCCAGCCTATAAGCTGCATCCCAAGGCTATGTACTGCCTCCCTCACCTGCCTGAGTGGCACGAGCGGGTCGGCCGCTTCTGGTGCGACGCGAACAACGGCCGTAAACCGGCGCCGCTCTACAAAAGCTCATGACCGCCGCTTGAGCAGCAGATCCCTCACCGCAGCATAGAGGGCAGGATCGCTGTAGATCCTGACCTTACACCGATGCCAGATCTCGGCCTCGTCTCGGTCTTGAGGATCTTCAGGCTCTATGAAGCGCAGGTGTTCACCATCGGGGAGCACGTCCACCCGCACCCTCGTGCGGCGGGCAAAATGGAGGAAGTACTCGGCCAACTCGTGGAGCGTAGGGCTTGTTGAATGGCCGCGCGGCGGCGTATGCTGCCAATCGTCCATGGCAACCTCTTGAGATGGGGCTGTTGGGATAGGCCCGGTCAGCGCCGCAATCGCTGACTGGGCCGCTTGTTTTGCGAAGACAGGCTTCGGCTAGGTCTCGATGGCGATGCGACAGACGCCAGCACAATGATCCTGGTTGCAATCAGCTGGCGGCGTGTCTCGCATCGGCATCGTTAGGCCCTCAGATGAGTTGATGGGCACCGATTGTGGCGCGACTATCTGAACTTTCAAGCAAAAAATTTCTGACGAATGTTGGCCGTGTAGGGTATAGATCGTACCCAACCTACAACTACGGGCGCATTTCAGCGAGGCGATTAATCGGATTACGAACGTTCCTAGGTCGGATATTTAATTCCGATTTTCGTCACACGAATTCGCATTAATTCGAATCCTTTGGTCAGTGAAAACTTACTTACTTTTGGAGAATCCAATTTTCAAAATACAGAACTCAATCCTTCAAAAATGCCGCTGAGAAAATCTCGTTCGCTGATACGAGCAAGGATTGGGCTTAGGATTCACGATCAGGATTGATGAACGAATCCTGCATCGATCTTTCCGTTGCGTGGGAAAACGACGTGGGAAAAGGATCAGTCAATATTGATCCTTAATTCAGCGAGCCAAACTCGGCGTTGCTCTCTGACCTGGGTAGGATTGGTTAAACGAAATTGGTCGGAAATTTGCTCGAAAGCGAACGCTCCCCGGTCGGAAATTCGATCACAAAAATCGAATTTCCGACTGTTTTTCGTCGCCCGTTTCATCCGCATGACAGGGCCCTACAGGGCCCCAACACTGCAATCCAGATAAGACTAAAGAATGAAGCTCAAGACGACAAAAGAGCCCTCCCGAGCCGTAGCTCAGGAGGGCTAGTTTGGGAGGGAACGCCCTAGAAGGGCTCCTCCCCCACCGGAGGCACCGGCGAGGAAGCTCTAAATCTGTGGGACAGGAATCACGGGCAGGTCCTGCCATATGGTCCAGAAGCCGTGTGGGACGGCGTAGTTTACCTGCCCTCGGATTACCAAGTCCCTGAGGCCGTCCAACTCTGCCGGGATCTTCGCGCAGAGCTCGTTTGAGCCCGGGCCAAGACTGGCAGTCCGGATGTCCTTGATGACCTCGCCGTCCCGCCGGCGCGCGACTACGGCCGGATACTCAACAGCGGTCCCATCCACAACCAAGCTCCAGGCTACGACGGTCGGCTGAGCGTAGCGCTCCTTGTGCCAGGTCCAGCGCCAGCAGACACGCCCCGGTTCGCGGAGCGTCACCTCCGCCTTCTGGTTGGACAGAACGGGAGCGAAATGAGCTTCAAGCGATGGGCTCACGTACATGAACAGGGAAGAGCCGACGAACGCAGCGATGAGCCACACTGCGGCGCCGGCCATGACTTTCCGCATGGTCATTTGACGCCGCCTCCCCTGAGAAAGAACATGATCGCGGTGCCGATGCCGCCGAGCAGGATGGTCATCACAGCCAGGAAGCCCTGCTTGACGATGGCCTCCTTGATCTCACGCGATGAGCGCATCGAGGCAAAATCCTTACGCAGGTTCGCCATATCGTTGGGATCGATCCCGGCCCGCTCAAGAAACCGCTCGATACCGCGCTCAACGGCATGCTCTGCCGCCTCAGTGGCCGCGGCCTTGGCGATCTGCTCCACCTCCTCCTTCGAGGGCGCTCGGGCCAACGCCTGGGCGACCGCATGATCGGCCGCCAGCCTCGCGATGTTCTCGAGCTGGCTGACGGGGATGATGGCCTGAGGGCTTGTTCCGAGATCCGGGATATCGACCATGATGGGCTAGGCTCCCGGACGCTTGGCCTGATCACCGTCCACCGCGTCGATCACGGCCGCTCCGATGGTGCCGATAACGGAGCCGAGCGGCCCGAAGGTGCCGAGCACCTGGGGTAGATGGGTCTTGGCGAGATCCACGAGGTTTTCCTGCGGCACTCCGAGCTTCTTGAGGGTGTCAGGAACTGTCTTGCGTGTGTACTCGGCAGCCTCGACCAGCACTTCCGCCTGGACATCGGCCGGCACGACATCGCCCTGCTTGAAGCCACGCTGCGAGAGGGCTCCGACGAGGCCATTGACCATGGCAGAGATCACCGCCTTGCGCCGTTCGGTGTCCGCCAGGGCTCCCCATTTGTCGAAGAGCCGGTTCAGAACGATGGGCACGGCCACCGGAATCAGGGCCACGATGATCGTGACGAAGGCGGTGAGCATCTGCTCGAAAAACAGGTTCCAGTCCATGGGGTTTCTCCTACGGGATCATGGCTTTGAGGGCTGAGGCATCGATGCCGAGAACGGCAGCGACGGCGACGAGGGCAGTGATGAGGGCCGCCATGGCAGCGAGAGCGGCAGGGGATGGACCGGCGGCGGGCGGCTGCGCCGCCGGGGTCGACGGGATGTCGCGAGGCGGAGGAACAGGAGCCGTGCCAGCCAGGCCCTTGGCCTTCGTCAGGGCGGCCTCAACGGCCTCGGCACTGATGAGGGACTTGTTCAAGCCGTCGCCCGCGTAATAGCTCTGCCCCCGCTCCACCGTCCGGTGAGCGCCCCTCATGCGATAGGGCACCGGGAACGAGGCCCATTCCTTGGCGAGTTCGATCATGAACTCATGATCGGTCATGCGACCGGAGATCCACCTCTCGTAGCCGCGGCGCCGGAGCAGATACAGGCCTAGCCGGTCCTGATAATCGGGCGTGAAGACGTCTTCCGCCTTCAGGTTCAGCTCGGTCGCTAGATCCCGGAGGGTGGCGTCCATGAACTGGTACCGGCCGCAGGCCGAGGAGCCGAAGGTCTTGGTGCGCCACTTCCCCTGATCCAGCACCTCTTTCATGGTCATGGAGGTCAGGGGCTTGGGCATCCGGTCCATGCGGTTGCCGTAGACGGTATCGTAGCCTTTCGGGGCTTCCTTCGATCCGATGAAGTCAAGAAGCATCGCCGCCGGCCTGGGGACGGTCTTATCCATGGGGATTCCTCGGTTGTGGGGGAGTTCAGTCAGAAGCCGTCCACCCGAGCGACAGCGCCCGCCCGAATGTCTCGATGGTCATGATGGATCGTAGTGGGGATAAAGAAAAAGCCGCCCGAAGGCGGCTGTCTTAAGTCACTTCGTTTTCGTGCTTAGGGGATCATGCTCGGATCGAGATCAGCCAACTTGCCGTCCTTGATATAGTACGGCCAGGGCTTTGAGCATTCCGCTTTTGCAAACCCGTTCATGTAGTACATGCGGTGGTGCTCGGACCGGTTCGGCTGTGAGCCATGGACGATCAGAGAAGACCAAATCAGCATGTCGCCGGGATCCGCATCGAAGATCTTTGTCGGCAGATGCTTGAACTTCTCCGCATTCTTGTTGCGATCGAAGCCGCGCAGTGATCCAAAATCATTGTCCTCGATAATTCCGATGTCGCCCAGCTTATGGCTGCCCAGGACATATTCTACGCCACCGTTCTCCGCCCGCATCCGGTCAACGATGATCGCTGTTTGCAGATAGGCGTCTTGTTCGATGATACCTGGATACTCAGAGCGTGGGGACCGGAACATGATATCTTGGTGCCAAGCGAAGCTATCCCCATCCCCAGGCAGGCGATAATACAGCTGATTGTTCAGCTGCTTGACGTTCGGACCAAGGATCGACGAGACGATTTTCTGAAGCCGCTCGTCCTTCCGGTAGCGGTCGAGTGTCTCATTTGCCAACGAAGGCCAGAAGATCAGGGCGGGAGACTCGCCACCGCTTCTCGTGGTGGTTTCCAGAGGGCGATACTTGTACCCGTTCTCGGTGATCTTGGAGAGCTGGGTCAGTGCCATGTAAGCCGCTGACCGGATTTCGTTCATCTCCTCCGGCCTGAAAACCCCTTTGATGACTGTAACACCATCACGGCGGTAAGCATCTACGTAACTCTCTTCCTTGGGCTTCCTCACGAGACCAAACATCATTGCCCCTCCCGGCTGAATATCGTTGCATACTCATCAGGAGGCCCGGGCGTGTCAACTGCCCTCCTCGGTCGCACGGCCCCTTCTGTGTAGGCCCTAGAGGTCAGCAAAAGCGAGATCGACCTGCTCGGTGGTCGTGACCTCTCCGGCATCGATCATCGCGAGCACGGCGGCCCGGCGATCGAAGGTCGCCTGCACGAAGGCTCCAACGGCAGCTGCAAAGGCAATCGCCTGAGCGGCACTCATCTGGATTGGCCCTGCCGCCGTGTCAAAGTTGAAAACACGCTCCGGCTCGAGCTGCGCCAAGTTCGCCATTCCGTTGATCAAGGTCAGGCTATCAGGGTCGGTCTGCACATAGAGACCATTATAGCCAAATCCACCGGTCCGCTTTTCCCGGCTTACCTGGCGGACATAGGACTTAAGGCCCTCTACGCCCAATCGGTCTGCTTCCGCCAGAGCTTTGAGCAGCTCCTGCTCCGTCGGCAGTTCCCTGCCGTAGCGTTCCCGGATGCCATCGGCGTCCACCGTTTCGACGAACGCCTCGTAAGACGAGACATCCCGATAGCCGTCGAGGATGCCGAGGTGTGTCAGGGCACGCCGGATTGCGATTTCATCGAGTGTCATGATCAGCCGACCTTCTGGATGGTGATAAGGGTATATCGGTTTGGAGCGCCAAAGGTATTCGACAGACCAAGCCCGTAGGTCTGCCCTGCCAGCCCAACCTGATCGACGCGCTGTTCAATGCGGAATGTCTTGGTTGATGCTATGTTGATCTCGGTGAAGATGATCGCATAGGAATTCACAAGGTCAGCCGATCCGGCGTCGTTCGCGTTCGCGGTCGTGCTGTAGTCCACCACGACGGCATCGGAGACGTTGTAGAGCCGCGCCATGTGGCGCTGGACGGCCTCACCGAGTACATAGGCTTGGAATAGATATCGCCCCGCTTGCAGGGTGAACTGATCGGACGACAGGGTCACGATGCCCTTCGGATCGGCGATAATCGCATTGGTCTTGCGCGTGAACCAGGTGTTGGCGGCCGGCGCATTGCCGGCATTCGTTCCGGCCGGCTCCGTGTGCGCGAGCACGGCATAGGACGACGCCTGGGCTGAGATCAAGGCTCTGATGGCCTTGAGAAGCTGGGTCGTGTCGCTTTCGCTCGGCGTCAGTACCTCTTTGATGACGTTGACAATCTCACGCTGCGGATGCTCGACGGCCCGCGGCGGGATGCGCGAGCCCTGTGTGCCGGCCGCGAGGTTGCGGCCGACATAGCCGACGCTTTCGTTGAAGGGATCCGGCGTACCGGAGGGCGCGACATAGCGCATCAGGAAGCTCCCGAAGTGGTTGAGGCGGAATGGAAGGGGATGGAGCCTCAGGCGGTCAGGGCCTGAAGCTCGGTGTTGGAGAGGCGCTCGGGGAAGTAGGTGACGCGGCGGATGTAGCCATTGAGAGGAACCGTACCTCCCGGCCGGGTTCCGAGACGCAAGGCCGACACGGCCGGGATAGCCGCAGCCCCGGTCGTGACTGCGGACCCGCCACTCGAGACGCCGCAATCGGCCGCCTTGTAAGCGCCCGCGATGCGCGACACACTGCCATCGGCGATAGCTGCGCCTGGGGCCACATCGAACCCTGTGACACCGCCGCTCGTCACCACAAACCCGCCGATGTTCGGGATATTGCGCGTGATCATCATACGGTTTGACGCGGTGCCGTCATCGACGTGCAGGAGGGTATCCGATGCAAGCCCAGCCGTCCCGGGGTTATGAAGCGCCTCGGCATAGAAGGTACCCTCGACCGGATTGAACTCCGCCCCGAGCGCCCGCGTGATCTGATCAGCCTGGCGCGTCGCCGCAGAGCCCGTCGTGCGGATCGGAGATGTGGCAAAGGCACCCTGCTCAATCTGTGGCGAGCCAATGCGCTCCTGACAGGTCATGCTCACACCGCTGACGTGAGTAACCAGCAGGCGAAACAGCACAAAAGCGGTATTGGCCGGAAGATTGGCAAAGGTCACTTCATGCCTCTTCCAACTCAGTCGATCTGCATAGATGTTCTTGACAGCCGGTGACCCGACCTGAGCACTTGAGGAATTGAGAGCATAGATTAGCAGCTCAATCTTCGTGATGTCCGGATCATCGACGAGCATCTGGTAGAACAGCGAAGCGGTCCAAGTCTCACCAGCGTTTGCTGGAGCGGATCCGATGGGTTGCATAAAATCGATGTAGCGACTGGCGCTTCCTGTCGTTCCACTCCACGCAATATCGACAGTATTGATAGCGCTGGCGGCGTCCACAGCGACAAGGGTCCGCGTCAGCCCTGCCCCCGAGTAACCCCATCCTGTCGGCGAACCGTTTACTCCGGCTACGGCGCCCACCATCCCGCTGTTCTTCACTTGGTTCGTCCGCGCCTCCTCGACCAGCAGGCCGTTGTCAGTGATCCGGGGCTCGTTCGCCGCAAACGACACCCAGGTGCCGTCCGCGCGCTGCGCCATGCCGGGAGAGGCGCGCACACAGGTGAAAGCCGCCGCCCGCTCCGTCGTGGTGCGGTCAATGGCATAGACGTCGTTCACGAAGTCGAAGTCGAGGCTGCTGCCCTCCATCGACCAGAACGCCGCCGTATAGTCGAACACGACAGTGGTGTGCAGCGGAGCCAGGCGCCGGAACACGCATTCAAGGTCAGTGGCGACCGCGAAGCCCTCGAGGGGCGTGTCGTCGCACTCACCCTCGTCGCAGTAGAACCAGGTATCCCCGAGCCCGTTGAGCCGCACCACCCATTCATGGTGGCCGTTGACGTTCACCACCGTGTCGTCGCCGTCGCATTCCGACACGTCGCAGATGAAGTCCGAGGGCTCGGTGATGGTGACCTCGTACCCGATGGAGGCGGCCAGGCACACAAAGTAGGCCGGGCTCGACCCTCCCTGTGCCCCGAAGCGCGCCCGCACGGCGTTGATGCGGCCCTGCACGCCGGATTCCGGCGAGGTACAGGGATCGGGAAGGCCGTATTCCGCCTCCCAATCCTCAAGAGAGAACGTGATGCCGGAGGGAAAGCACTGCACGGCCGTGTCGAAGGCGGCCTTGTAGAGGTCCGCCATCCAGCCGGCCATAGCGGTCCAGACCTTGCGCATCACCGGCGAGGCGCCCGTGCCGTCGCTGGCCTCGTCCGTGCCCCAGATCACCCCGCGCGGGGCGGTGGCAATCACCTGCGGCAGCAGATCCTCCTGCGCCGGAGCGCTCAGCCGGTCGCCCACCGAAGGCGGGGAGGCAGGCAGCAGCGCGCAAGGCCAGCCGGGCTGAACCGCCATGAGGGGAACTCCTTAGACAGTGGTGTAGGAAACCGTGCCGAGCACCGGGTAGTGCGCCGGCGTGGAATAGGTGAGGTATTCGGGCAGCCCCGGCAGGGAGTGGCTTTCCTCGCCCGTGGCGCGCGAGATCGCCTCCGAGATCCAGGCGCGGGGCAGCTGGAAGCTCTTGGAGGGGGTTGCCGGCGCGGCCCGGTCGGCGAACATCGCCTTCAGCTCCGCCTCCACCGCCGCCCGTATGGCCGGGGTGTCGTGGCTGAGGTTCGCGATGGTGAGGTTCACCGCTTGCGGCACCGGCGCCACGACCGTGACACGGGCCGTCACCGGGCGGCGGATCGGGTCCTGCACATAGGCCTGCACCGCCGCCACATCGGCCCCGCTCGGGATGCCATTGGTGCGGTCGGAGCGCAGGAAGCAGATCCAGACCTCACGCGCATCGCCGATGAAGCTGTCGACGAAGACACGCGAGACCGCGCCTGAGCTTTCCTTGACCCAGCGGATCCAGTCCGTGGCCGATCCGCCCTGGGGCGGGTTGCGCTTGCGGTCGAGGACGCGCTGGCGGAAGCTCTCGACCGGCTCGACATCGGCGCCGCCGCCCAAGCCGCCCGATGCGACAGTGGCCGTCGTGCCAAGGCCGGGCACGACGCCGGTATCGACGAGCGTCAGGACCGCTCCAGCCGGTGTGTTGCGGGCGGCTCCGTCGCTGAGCGACTCCAGTTGAATTGTGGTCGATGCCCCTGCCCCAACGGCGCTGGCGCGGGTGCGAAACAGCTCCCCGTCCGCCCGGCGGAAGGTTAGTCCGAAGGGGATCACCGTGCCGGAGGGGCATGAAATTGTCGCCGTGCCGGTCGCCACCGTGGCCGGGATGCGGGTGATGCCGAGCTCGAAGCCATGACGGGTCAGCCAGGTCTCATCAGCTGTGGAGGCGAAGAGCTGCCGGTAGAGGAATCCCAGCCGCAGGTGCCATTCCTTGGCGTGAAGGGCGAGCACCTTGGCCAGGATGGGAAACAGGTTTGGCCACAGGTCGATGGTTGCCCCTTCCGTCGCATTGGCGATGATCAGGCGCGCGCGCTGCGACAGTTCGGAGAGCTTGGGAACGACGAAGGTCATTGAACCAATTTCCAGAGAGGATCGAAACGGACGTTCGTGGTGGTGCGGCCGTCCCGGCCAATCACCGCCACCTCGAGAGCGATGCGCCCTTCCGCCTTCTGCACCGTCGCCTTCACGTCGATGCGGGTGGCGGCGCCCTGGCGGATGAGCGGCTGCAGGGCGCGACGGGCCTCATCCTCGACCGCCCTTCCCGTCTCGTCGGTCAGCTCGTGCCGCCGGTAGAGCCAGAGCTTGGAGCCCAGCTCCGTCTCGCCGCGGGAGGCGTCGATGTCGAAGCCGTCGCCGGGCCAGCCGCGGGGGTCGCCGGCATGCTCGTGCCGCAGCTCGTCGGCGGACGCCCGGGCATCGGTCAGCAGGCAGAGCACGATCGCGGTGGCAATCGGGTTCTGTGCAAGCAAGCCGGTGCGCTCGTCGAGCACGAAATCCCCGGTGGTGCCGTCGACGATCACGACATCGGGCGGCAGGACCGTGCGGTCCGACCCGGAGAGAGGCTTGATGGTGAGCATGGAGAGCCCTTTCAGGAGCACTCGAAGGTGGGCGAGCCGTCGGAGATCACCGCGCCGCAGCCGCAGACCGAGCCAACCCGGGCGGCAGGCTTGCCCTCCACCTCAAGGTTGGGCGAGCCGGTGAGGATGGGCGTCACCCCATGACCGGGGATCGGGCAATCGTGGAGATCGCCGACCCGGGCGATGAGGATGCCGTCGGCATACGTGCGCGCGGAGGACGAGATGATGACCCCGCCATGATCGGAGGGGTCGCCGAGGCGAGCGACTTTGGGCATCAGGAATTGATCTTCACTTTGCCGTCGGCGGTCATCACCATGGTGGCGGCGCCGCAGACATGCTCGATCTTCTGGGCATGGACGATGCGCATGTTGCTCTGCACGAGCGACACCGCCGAGCCGTACATGTCGTAGAGCACCGTGCCGCCGAGCTGGGTGGCCTTGGGCCGATACTGCGGATGTTCCAGCCCGAGGACCGCAACGAGATCTCGCTGCCCGTGCAAGGCCATGCCGATGCCGTGGGAGCCGGCGGGCGGATGGGAGGAGAGGCCGAACGGCTGCACCCGATGCACCCGGGTCAGCTCCTCGCCCCCGACGCCGAAGAGGGTGACCGTCTGCTGGCCGCCATCGTCCTGCGTCTCGCGCAGCTCGGTGCGGAAGATGTCGTAGTTCATTCCAACAGCCCCTTGCCGGCGTCATAGGCTTTGTCGGACTTGCCCTTCGGCTTCTTGCCGCCATGGCTGCGCGGGTCGACGAAGGTGAGTGCCGCGGTCGCGCCCTGATGGTTCTGGGTGAAGGTGACGCTGGACAGGATCATGTCCTGATCCACCCGCTCGCTCGGCAACTTGATTGCCATCAGACGTCCGGGCTCCCAGAGCAGGCCGTCCGCATCGCGCCAGGTGGTGACCGTGATCGAAATCGAGGTGCTCGTGCCCTGCCGCCGCAGGCGCTCCCATTGCGCCCGGGTCTTCAGGTCCTCCTCTGTGCCGTCCCCTTCCAGGAACACGACTAGAGGCCGGTAGCGGCCGACCTCAGGGTCGTATTCCTTGACCTCCTGCCGCAGATCCTTGGCGCTGGTGCCGAGCGCGCGCTGCGCCTTCGCCGTCACCTCGGAGAACTTGCCCTCGGCCGAGAAGCTCACGCCGAAGCGCTTGATCGGCGGCTGGCCCTCGACCAGTGCCCCGGCATGGCGCTTCGAGCCGGCCCGGGTGATGAGCACGCCGCCGTCGGGCTTGCCCATCAGCATCAGGCCCTGCGCGCGCGCCTCCCGCTCCAGGGTCTCGTGCACGCTGTCGGTGGGATAGCGCTGCACCTTCGGGATGGGCTTGAGCGGCACGTCGGCCTCGTAGCCGATGCCGAACTCGTCGAACTCCTTGGCCACGTCCAGGAGGGTCTTGCCCTCGACGCGGCCGGTGGGGTGCTTGGCCGGCGGACAGTCGATGGCATCCGCCGCCTTCGAGCGGCCGGAGACGCGCACCTCGTGCTGCCCGCCTTCGCCGTGATCGGCCTCGTAGCGGTCGGTGTAGCCCCGGCATAGAAGCGTGCTGTTGGGATAAAGCTCCACCAGCGCGCCAAGCCGCAGCTCCCAGGCATCCTCGTGCCAGGATGGGTTCGTGGCCTTGAGGCCGAAGGTGATCGCCGCCTGCTCCATCGAGCGGGTGACGTTCACCTCCTGGAAGCCGGCGAGCTTTTTGCCGCCGACCACCAGGGTCACGATCTCTTCGGTCATGAGGCCAGCGCCTCCAGGGCGGTCGGCATGAACAGCGAGGTCGTCACCCCATTGCGCGAAACCAGCTCCTCGGCCCGCTCCGGATCGCCGTAGAGACGCCAGGCGAGCACCGTCGACGGGAAGGAGCGCATGCTCTCGACCAGCACCACGGGCTTCAGGTCGAGGGACGTGCGCGAGAGGTGCTCGATGGCGTGCTGCACCGCATCGGAAGCGGCACGCCAGACCTCCTCGTTGGTGTACTCGGCAATCCGCTCCAGCGCCGGCTCGGCCGTCGCCGCGAGTTCCTGAATGGCAGCCTGCGCCTGCTGCCGGTCGGCATACTCGATGCTGGCGTAAGCGACGGCGGCTTCGGCGAGCAGGGCCGCTTCAAGGCACGCCGCCGCGGCCCGCGCCAGGCGCGATTGCGCCTGCAGCGCCGGCGAGGACGTGCTCATCAGCGCCAAGGCGTCGTCGTAGAGCGTGGTCATCACAGTCCCTTCACGAGTGCGCCCACCTGCCGGGAGGCGGCGAGCATCATCGGTGCGGCCTGGAGCGGATTGGCAGCCCCGCCGATCTCCCGCACCACACCGGAGAGCGTTCCGACGGCGCTGCCGAGATTGGCCGCTGAGGTGAGGCCAGAGGCGAGCACGCCAGCGCCTGCCACCTTCGAAGCGAGCGAGGCGCCGAGATCCACTGGCAGCGGCAGGGACGAGGCGAGATTGCCGACCACGCCGCCGAGGGCCTGGGTGACGGTGCCGGCCATCGAAAGGCTGGCGCCGCCGAGCAGGGTGCCGGCGACCCCTGATAGCATGGAGTTCGCCGCGCCGCCGAGCAGCCCGGCCGCCGCGCCCGCGAGCCGGTCGCCCAGGGCAAGGCTGGGGAAAGCCGAACTGGCACCCGCCTCGACGGCCTCGAAATCGAAGCCGACATAGCCGAGCCGGTCTTTCGAATGGTTCGTGCTGACGTCGCCCGAGATCCGGACCTCGACTGGCCCAAGCATCGGCAGCATCAGCATGCCGGGGCCCGGAGAGGTCAGGGCAGCGACAAGCGCCGCGCCCTGCACGTCGGCCATGTCGTTGGCGATGTAGGCCGTGATCCGGTAGCGCTTGGCCTTGCGGCCCATGTCCTCCGTCTGGATCTCCTCCGAGCGGACATACTCGTGCACGGCCACGTGGCGGCCCGCGACAAGCCCTTCGGTCTCGACGTGGAACGGCACCCCACGGAAGGAAGCCGGCCGCAGGGTCTTGGTCCAATCACGCATGATGAGCCCTTATCGCGGTCCGGCCTTGATGTGCGGCATGGAGGTACCGACCCTGCCCTGAGCGTTGCCGCTCGACGCCGCCGACATGCCGGTCACCCGGCCATCGCCCTCGACGCTGACCTTCACGTTGACGTCCACCTTCGATGCCGGATCGAGAGACACCTGCCCTGTCACATCGACCGGAACGGGTTGATCCACGGTGGCTTTGATGTCGGTCAGGCTATTGAGCAGTGAACCGAAGTTCCCGAAGCCTGTTCCGCCGGCGGAGGTGCCACCCGTCAGGGGACCAGCATTGATGGGACCGTCAATCCTCCCGAAGGCTTCGAAGCCCGGTCCTCTCAGGCGGGTCAGGCGGGCATCAGTGGCGCTGAGCTCCTGCTGCATCTCGTACATGCGCTTCTCGTAGAGGCGGCGGTTCTCAAGCCGGCTGTTGACCTGATAGAGCCGCCTCTCGGTGTCCCGAAGCCCGAAATGCCCGCTGGCTCTCTGACGCTCTGCGCGCTCCCTGAGATCGGCTGCCTCCTGCTGGTCACGGATCAGATCAGCGTCGACCGCTGCTCTGACAGATCGCTGCTGATCCCCAATAGACGGGAAGATCCAGCGCTGCAGCGTCATGTCCTTGTCGCCAAAGAGCCATTCGCGGATCTGGGCGCCCGCTTCCTGCTGCTCCTTGATCTCGGCCTCCAGAGCCTTCTTGCCTGCATCCGGATCACGCCCGGCCGCAACATCCCTGGCACGGCGCTGAGCCTCAAGCCGGTCGAGGATCGTCTCGCCCTTCTCGATCCTATCGACGACCTGATTGATCTCCTCGGCGATCCCACCCGCGATCCCTTTGAAGGCGTTGCCGGCGCGGACCCCGAGAACCTCGATCGCACGGGCCGCCCGATCAAGCCTACCGACGTCCGTGTTGATGGATGTAGTGAAGTTCGCGAAGACCGAGCCTGCATACTTGCTCTTGTCGCCGACGAGGCCGAGAGCCCTCTGCACGCCGCTTATATTGCCGGCGAGAATGGCGATGTTGTCTTGATATTCCTTGCCGAACAGATCGGTCAGGATCTCCGCCCGCTTGATCGGATCAGCGACCTTGTTGATGCGCTCAAGCAGCTTCACCGTGGTTTCGAGCGGCTTCTTGGCGAATTCCTTTTGCACCTTGGCAGCGTTCAACCCGAGGGCAGCGAAGCCTTCTTTACTGCTGTCGAGGAACTTATCCCCCAACGCCATCATGTTCATGAGGGTGTTGAAGGTGTTGGCAGCGACCTCCGTGTTGACACCGACCTCCTTCATCGCCGCGCCCATGGCGATGGTTTGCTCGGCGGTGAGACCCGCTTGATCGCCGGCGGCGCCTGATCGGCGGATGAACTCGATCAGGTCCGATTCGCGAGCCGCCGCATTGTCGGCCACGTAGTTGATGGCGTCGCCGATCTCCTCAAGCCGAGACTGGCTGGCCTTGTAGGTGTTGGCAATCTCAGCGAGCGCTTGACCGGTCTCTGCGGCAGAGGTGCCCCAAGCTGCTGTAGCTTTGGCAGCATACTCAGTATACCGGGTCAGGTCCTGTGTCGGGCGCCCGGCGAAGGCCGCTGCCGCCATGATGCTGCCGATCTCCTCCTTCGTCTTGCCTGTTGCCCGGGACAGATCGAGGATGGATCTCTCGTAGGCTTTCAGATCATCACCCGACGCGTTGGTTGCCTTGCCGACCTCGATCATCGTGCGCTCGAGCGAGATCGCCTGATCGGTCGCAAGCTTCATGCCATAGCCAATGGCGGCGGGACCCAGCACTCGGGATGCGATGCCCGCGGCGGCCATGTTGACCGCGGATCCTACGCGATCTGCCTGCCGAACCTGCCAGTCGAGCACTCGGGCGGTCCGGGCGGCGGCGGCGTTCGAGGCTGCATTCGCCCGCTTTGCCGCCCGGCTGATGTTCTCGATCTTTCGCGAGACATCGTTAAAGACCCGGCCGGTCCCATCCCTGGCGACGATCCGGGCTTCGGCCGTCATGGTTCGAGTGGCCATTAGCGCTTCCTCTTCCGTCGCTCAACGAAGTCGACTGCCATCAGCTTCCACTCGACAAGGCGGGAGAGTGGCATTTTCTCGATGGCTGCCGGATCGACACTCAGCTCGAAGGCGAGCTCTTGGGCGAGCTGTCGGTAGATGAGCTCGTCGCTCGGGCCTCGGTAAAAAAACTCAGCATGACCTCAGAGACGGCAAGGCTGTCCTTGAGGTTCAGCTTGGGAAGCATGAGACCAACGCCGCCTTCAGCACAGCGCTCGCAGTACTCCCCGATCGCTGGCCAGTTCACGGTCCTAACGAAGTGGCCATCCGATGTTCGGATGACGTCGATCGGATCGCCAATGTCGATTAGCTCGGCGAAGGTCGGTTCCCGGAATACGATCTGTGAGATTGGCCCGGCATGACCGATCAAAGGCTCGGTGAGAGTTACTGTCTTGCTTTTTGGCATCTGTCATTCCTAAATGTGTGCACCTTGGCTTCGGGGTACACCGATGGAATTTCTATTTCTCTGGCTCGGCCTCTCGATCGTGGTCTGGGTAGGCGCTTCGTCGAAAGGACGCTTCGGCTTCGGCTGGTTCCTACTCGCGATCATCATCTCGCCTTTGATTGCAGGACTCTTGGTCCTGGTCCTCCCGAGCCGCCGTCCGCAGCCGGTGACGATCGTTCAGGCGTCACAAGGGCAGCCTAATAACCTGAAAAGGTGCCCTGAATGCGCAGAGGTCGTGCAGGCGGACGCCAGGATTTGTCGGTTCTGTCGGCACGAATTCTACCCGGCACAGCCACCCGCCAGCCCGCCCCGACAGCCTGATCGGAACTTCAAGCTGCCACCTGTTTGAAAGCACCGGGCCGGTAGGGATCCTAAGTCAGCTGATAGCTGTCCGTAGCAATGCTGATCCCGCTCACCTCGCCAGTCGCAGTGTTGAGCGCCGCCCCGTCCCCCACGAAGCTGGCCCTGGTAAAGAGGTGGGTCCGTTTCGTGTCCGTCTCCCGGAAGGTGACGTTGATCTCCTGCAGGAGCATTGCCTCATCCCACTTCAGCCCGACACCTCGGTCAAAGGTCAGTTCAAGCGTGGCGAGCCGGGGCTGAATGGTCCGGTAGGCAGAATTGTCCATGTTGGCCCCTGCCGTGATCCCAACCCGGCTCGCGTTGATGGTAGCCTCGCCGCGCCCTGAATAAACGCGGCCATTGATCTCGATTTCGAAGCGACCGCCCTTGGTGTCCATGGCGCGCGTCTCCTGCTGTTACGGGAAGTGAACGAAGGGGCGGCGCTACTGGAGCGCCGCGATCTGATCGTTGAGTTCGGGGAAGATCGTGATGTTCGCGGCGAACACCCGGAACTGGTTGGCCACGTCCACCGGCAGGTAGGCGTTGACCCGGTTCGGATCGCCTGAACGCTCGACGATCAGGTACTGAGCGAACAGATCCGGCTTCTCGACCAGCCCCGCGTCGAACAGCTCACGATAGGCATGAATGATCGCGGCCCGGATCTGGTTTGGCGTCACGATGCCCTGCATATTGCGCGGGTTCTCGTCCTTCAGCACGTGGCGCGGATAGAGCGAGGTGATGCGCGTCTTGAGGTAGCGCTTCACATAGGCTGCGATGGCCAGCGTCTCGACATCGAGGAACGTGATGTCGGCCTGACCCCAGTCATTGCTCTGGTAGGTCGTGACCATGCGGTCGATCGCTACTTGGCCATCGGCTCGCACCACATCGGCGGCAATGCCGTTGCGGTAGAGCGAGTCGCGGTCCGCGAGCTTCCACTGGTCGGACGCAGCCTTGGGCGGGCGCACGCCCTGCTTGACCAGGGTATGCAGCGGCCGGGCGATTTCCACCGCTTCCGTGATCGAACGCCCGAGGTTTTTCGAGAAGGCGGTGATCGCGCCATCGATTGCCGCATGCAGCCAGGGTGCCGAAGGCGAGTTGAGGCCGCCCTTGATGGTCACATGGCGGTCGTTGCGGCCGGCACCGAAGGCGGTGAGCGTCGCAAGGTTCCCGTTGAGGTAGGTGATGTAGTGGCCGTCGAGCCCCACCGTCGGCGACCAGCGGCCCGCGCCGGAATCGGACAGGAAGCTGCGCACTGCATCGAGCTGGGCAGTCGAGGCATAGGGAGCCGCGATCCAGTCGAACGGCTCGGCGCCGAGCGCGGCGAGCGCCGTGGCCATGTCCACGTCGCCAGTGCCGCCGGTGAGCGTTGCCGAGGCGATGGTGACGGTCAGTCCGGGCGGGTCGACCTCGTCACCGTCGAGACCGGCCTCGACCCGGATGCTGTTACCCTCCGTGCCGACATGACGCGCGGTGAGCGTCACGGTGCCAGTGGCATGAGCGGCGGTGACCGGATGGGCCAGGGTGCGGCCGTACTTCGTGAAGCCCTTGCCGACAGCGGCGGCGAGAGCGGCCCCCACGACCGCGGCCGTGTCGCCGGCGGCAACCGCCACCTGCACCCGCTCACCGGCGATGTAGCGCACCAGCGTGCCGGCCGCGGTGGCCGTGCCGCTGATGGCGATGGTCCCCGAAGCTGCAGTGCCGGCCGGATCGGCGACCGGAAGGACCCAGATCTCGCCGACCGGATTATGCCATCGCGCGGCAGCGGCCTGCAGGGCCAGCATCGAGCCGACGCCAAACAGGGCATTCGGATCAGCCGAGCCCAGGTTGCGGGGCACGCCGATCTGGGCGGAGCCCCCGGCGAGTTTGCGGCCCATCAGCAGCAGGCGCGAGGTGCCGGCATAGGGCGGCACCCCTGCGTTCACCTCGGCATAGAAGAGCGGCACCCGGATATCCCCGGGCATGTTGTTGAAGGCTACGCCTGGCATGCAAGTCTCCATCTCTTACCGGAGCGAATCCGGCTTATCGTCGACTGGTGGATTCCGAACTGACGCGATAGCTCATCCTGTGATAGCCCCACGGCGTCTCGAATTTGTCGCGCTTGTTCGTTTGTGAGCTTCGCGTCTACGTGGCGCTCGCCGTGCTGATGACGGCGCTTGGCGACCATATCGTTGACATTGTCCTGATGCGTTCCGAGGAAGAGATGATCAGGGTTGCAGCAACAGCGATTGTCGCAGGAATGGAGTACGGACGCCCCCTTCGGTACAGGACCTCTGAAGATCTCGTATGCCGTCCGATGGGCAAGCCTGTACTCCATCCGGAACGAGAAGACGCCGTACCCGTGTGAACCGCAGCATCCTGACCAGAGCCAGCATCCACTGTTCGGTTCTGGAGACAGACGCACCTCAAGTGCATCTTGTAAGGACGCGTGCCGTGGCTTCCCGGCCATCGCAGGCTTCCCTTGAAGAACGGCCGCGCGTGTCGGCCAGGTGATGATTAGAGGTCGGTGGAGGTGGAGCCCGGCTCGGGATCCGTCGTCGGCTGGGCATCAGAGGACGGCCGGTCGTCGGCCTCTTCCATAGGCTCCGGCTGGACGGGCGAGGTCCGACGCTTGCTCTTGGACTTCGCCTCGGCAGGCTCGTCCTCGACGTCCTTTATGGTGATATCGCCGCGCTCGAGCAGGCCGGCCCAATACGCAGACCACTCGACCTCCATGCCCTCCCAAGGCAGATCCCGGCCACGGTCCGGATCCGGGATCGATGCGCCCTTGCGGGCTGGCTTGACGAACTTCCGTTCTGACATGGCTCACTCCTGTGTGATCGTGACATCCAGGCCGACGAACGGCGGATGCGGCTCGCCTTCCTCGGGCTGAGGGTTCGGGTCGCCTTGGCTTGGGTTGATCGCGAGATCGCCGCCCTCGAAGAACTCGACGCCCGCCGGCGGCAGGGCATCCGAGATCATCTGGCAGACCAGGTGCCCTGACGATCCCGAGGGCAGCGCCCTGCAGACGGTGCGCAGAGGATCCGGAAGGTTCGCGAAGGGGCCCGTAGGGACATCGGTGATGTCGAGCTGATCTTCGCCCTTCAGTTCGACCGAGAGCGTCACCACCCTGACGGCAAGGCGAAGGCCGTTCTCATTGTCAGGGAACCGGGACGACTTGTACTTGGGGACACGGCGGGTGACCTTGCGGGTCAGCGCCGGCCCCTCTCCTACCGTGACGACCTCGACCGCACGATGCTCGACAAGATCCAGCATCGCCTCGAGCTCACGGTCCGTGACGGGGATAAGCGGATCGTCATCCGGCTTCTCGCCCTTGGCGGCCATGGCGATCTCGAGCACCAGGTCGCATGTCTGGTTGAAGGGAACCCCGCCGTTCTGCCTGTCAAACGCTTCTCCGTCATCGTCCTCAGTCGTGATCGTGATGATGGGACGGAACTTCTCGCTGGCGGGCGGGTCCATGATCGAGTCGAAGACCCGGCCTGGACAGAGCGCAGCAATGACCGGATCGGCCAGCAGGTCGCGCGAGACCGCCAGCCTCAATGCCGTTCGTGCAAGGCTCATCAGACCCTCAGATTGATCGTGGACGTGTTGAGATCGTCGGGGATGACGCTGGTGATGGTGAACGTCTCGTTAGTAGCCACGCGCCTCACCTGGTCGCCCGGTGTGACCCAATCGGGGAGAACTGATGTGGCGACCTTGATGTGGGCCGGGCGGGCTACATAGGGGCCTGTCCATTCACCCGAGCGGCCCCGGCCGTCAGGCCTAGCCAACGCGCCCTCGGATGTGAACGATCCGATGAAGGGGAAGGGCGGCCGGGACGTGTCAGCGATAGTCCGGGCGTCCGGATCCGTAACCGAACGAGCGCGGGCGAGGAGGATGAACTCCTCGCCGAACGCTTCATCAAAAGCGGGCTGCGCCTCAGCCCATGCCTCACGGAACGGGCTGGGCATCGGATTACGCCGCAGCCTTGAGGGCGGCCAGGATCTCGTCCTTGGACTGAGCTGGCTTCACATCGACTCCACGCTTCTCGGCTTCCGCCAGGAGCTGCTCCTTCGTCATGCTGTCGAGTGGATCGACAGAGCCGGATCTGCTCCTGGTGCGCGTCTCGTCATCAAGGCCGGCGGCGGCTAGGTCGGTGCGCGTTGCCTTGCGCACCGCACCCTCGGCCTCCAGCTCTTCGAACGTGTCCTGATCCAAGTCAAGGACAGCCCCAGGCTTATGCTCGGCGATCTTCGCCGCACGAATGATCCGGCCATCTTCGGCCACCTTGCCCGCTGCGGCGAGCGTGTGCACCGCGCTGAGCGCAACTGCTTTCACCATTTCTCTGCTCCTTGGGAGTTCCGGTCCGGCGCGGGTTCACCGCACCGGACTAGGATTACGCAACGACGCGGGCGCGGAACGTGCGATTGGGGTTGACGGGGATCATCAGCGGAGCCGACTGGCTCATGATGAAGCGAGCCGACGGGTCTTTCTGGCTCCACATCTTCGGGAAGATGTCGATGGCCTGCAGGCCGGCATCCTCGTCGAGGATTGCCCCGAAGGCCTTGACGCCCTCCACACCAGGGGCCGTCAGGACGATGTCCCGCGGATCCATGATGTTGGCGAGAGAGCCGTCATCGTTCTGGAAGGTGCCGTTGTAGACGTAGGCTTCGATGCCTGCGCCGAAGGTGCCCACATAGGTCGCCGGCTGCTCCACATCGCGGCGAACGATGCCTCGGTTCAGCGTCAGATCCGGGGACCCGCGATAGCGGGTATCCATCATCTCCCTAAGCGCCGGGTCCTTCTGAGCAACAGCCCAGGCGCTCGTGCCGAAGGTGATACGGTTCGGGAAGCCCCCGAAGGCAGCCGCCGCCATCGTATTGGCGAAGCCTTGAATGCTGTCCACGATGGAGACACCCGCATCGCCCCAGCGGGCGCCTGCCCCGAGGACAACCGTGTGGCCGGCATCACGGCCGAAGTCGACTACGACAGAGGGGTAGTTCGAGCCGCCGTCACGGATGTAGTTCACCGTGATCTTACCATCGAGGATGGCCTTGGCCGCCATGTAGTCCCAGAGCCGGTTGATCGCGCTGCGCTGGAACTGCACGATGCGGATCACCTCGGCGTCATACCGGGCCTGCGGAGTCAGGGCATTCTCGCCCAGGATCTCGCCCGGTTGACGCTTCAGCATCTCGGACGGGCGAACCGCATCCTTCGGCTTGGTATAGGCCGGCTTGAAGGATTGCAGCGTCTCGCCCTGCCGGCGGTAGATCGGCTTGCCCTGTTCATTCGGGAGCATGAAGGGCGCGATCTTCCGGCTCGAAGGGATCTTCTCGAAGTAGATCTCCTCGGCGGTCGAGAAATAGCTGTCGGGAAAGTACTGGTCGAGCCAGTAGGAAGTCGGGGCAGTCAGCCGCTCATCGTACATGATGCGGTAGAGCTGCCGGGAGGTGTAGAGATCAAGTGCCATGTGCGTGACGCCTTCCCTGGTTTTGGCCTTAGACCGTCATGGTCCGAGGGGCGCGAATGACGATGCTGGTTGGCGTCGGGGCCCCGTTGAACGCCGTCTTCTTTTTCTCGGCTGTGTCGTAGGAGGCCGGCCAATTGATCTGGTCAGGATTGAACACGCCCTGACGGTAGATTGGCACGCGGGTGGTGGTTTCCCCGGCGCCGGTGGTCACGGCGGCGACCGTGATGCCGATGGCCTGGGTCGTGCCGTGAACCGCTGGGACGAGAGCGCCCGACGAGAAGCCAACCGGGGTGCGGGCCGGAATGTTCTGGCTGGCTGCGACCAGCTCATCCGTGGTCACGACCGGCGGAAAGTCGCCGGTGATGAAGGGATCGAAGTTGTTGATGCTCTCGACGGAGCTGCCCGCGATGCCGGCTGTGTCGGCGCTGGTGGGGATATCGATAGGCATGGGATGAGGTCTCCACTATCTGATTGGGTTGCGGGATGGCTCAGCCGGCCTTGCGAGGTGCGTAGCCGGCGCTTGCGAAGATCCCCTCAACATCGTCAGGGCTCCTTTGGCTGGCCTCGCCCTCGGCGCCGACGACTGGGTTCCTCGCAGCCGCCATGGCCTGCTCAAAGCGGTTCGGCTCCTTGCCCTGGCCAGCTGCCTTCGGCGCTTTGGCCATCGCAGCGACCGCCTTCTCGGGGGCGTCATCGGTATCGAAGGCATAATAGCTCGCGAGATCCTCGCGCCCCTTCGCCTCCTCGGCGCTGAGGATGGCCTTGATGCGAGCGCGCTCGGCAGTCGCACCCTCTTTCTTGCCAGCCTCGAGGCCGGCCTTCTCGCCTTCCGTGCGGCCCTCGGCGCGCGCGGCATCGAGAGCAGCCTTCTCGGCTGCCTTGTCCTGATTGGACATCTCTTCATCTCCTTCGTCAGGATACAATTCAGCCGCGAATGCAGCCGTGGCGTCTTCGAGCGAACCGATCTCATCGGCCAGCCCATTCGACAGTGCTTGCGAGGCCGTGAACGTGAGGGCTTCCGTCCTGCGGATGGCCCTCTCCTCCATGCCTCGGTTCCGTGCCACGGTGGACACGAAAACCCCGTAGAGCTCGTCGATGCGAGCCTGGATGCGGTCCTTCACGTCATCGGGAAGCGCCTCATAGGCGTTGCCGTCAACCTTGTGCTTGCCCGCGTGAATGAACGTGATCTTGATACCGGCGGCATCGACCGCCTTGCTGATGTCGATGTGAAACGTCACCACGCCGATTGAGCCAACGCCGCCGGTGCGTGAAACCACGATCTTGTCGGCGGCAGAGGCAATGGAATAGGCGGCGGAATAGGCGCTCTCCGCGGCGAAAGCCCGGACCGGCTTCGTCCCCCTCGCCTCGAACATCTTGTCGACGAGGTCGAAGTTCCCGGCCACATGTCCGCCCGGGCTGTCGATGATCAGAGCGATGCCCCTGACATTCCCGTCCGCCAGCCCGCGCTCAAAGGCCTTCCAGATGTAAGGGTAGCCTGTAGCCCAGGATCCGAGCTGGTAGCCGAAGCCGTGGAGGAGGACACCCTTCACCGGGATGTGCAGGATGCCATCCTTGACGATGTAAGGCCGGTAGACCGCCCGCCAATCGCTGGGATCGAACCAGAAATCATCGGCCATGACGGCCGGCGCCTCGGCCTTCTCGATGCTCTCCAGAATGGAAGAGGCCCGCGCCAAGCAAGCCTCGAACATCCCCTTCATCTCGACCGCGATCAGCGACGGCTGCAGGTCGAAGCTGGCAAGCAGCGAATTATGCATTGGCTTCCGCCTCTTCTTCCTGTGGGGTCGACCTGGCGCCGGATGTCTGCGCCGGCGGCCATGGGAGGCCGAGATCCTCGTAGACCTTCTTCTGATAGGCCTGCTCGCGGGCGTCCTGGTCGATCTGCTCGCGCCAGTCCCTGCCCTGCTCGCCGGCCTCGTCGGCCAGCGTCGAGACCTTGTTGCTCATCCGCTCGGTCGCCGCCTTGGCCTCTTTGAGCGGATCGACCCAGCCGCGGCCGGCGAAGATCCACTTGCAGCGGGTCCAGGCGATCTGGTCGGCGTAGTAGTCATCCGGCGTGCAGTCCGGGATCATCCCCCGGTTCACCGCCTCCTCGAACCAGAGGTCGTAGATGACGGAGCACCAGTGATCGATCAGGAACTGCCGGACAGACGAGAAGTAGCGCCATGCTTCGAGAAGGGCCGCACGCGCCGACGAGTAGTTCGTCTTTGAGAAGTCCCGAAAGACGAGCTCGTAGGGCATGTTGAGGCCGGTACCGATGCTCCGCAGCATCACGGTCGCAAAGCTGTCCAGCTCGGTCAGCTGCTGGTTCGGCGCGAAGGCCTTGAGCTGGGTCCCAGGCGGCAGCGGGATCATGGTCCCGCCGGACATCTGGATACGCCACTGGTCGAGCGCACCGCGATATTCGCCCATCGGATCATCAGCCTGCCCGAACATGGTCGCGATTTGGCCGGCGTCCATCGGCGTTTCGAGCGCCGCGAAGATCAGCGAGTTCAGCACCGCCTTGCGGAGTGTCTCGCGGTTCATGTGGTCGAACATCTTGAAGAGCCGCGCGACCGACGTGATCACGGCCTTGCCGCGGGTCTGGCCGACCCGCTCGCTCTCGTAGATGTGAATGACCCGCCGGCGGCCCCACGGCATGTAGGCCGGGATCCGCTCCCATTCGCCGACGCCATAGCCCGCGCCATACCCGTAGATATCGCCGGGGTGGGTCTTGCGGATGTGGTAGGCCACAGCCGCCGTCGTGACGGGATCAAGCTCGATTCCCCCGCGGAAGTTGATGCTCTCGATTGTCCCCATAGGGTTCGAGAGCCGCGCCGGGTCCACCAGCTGAATGCAGGTATTCCACTTCGAGCCGTTTCGCTTCGTCCAGAGCGGCAGAGCCAGAGCCTCGCCCGTGGCTGCGATCATGCGGGCCTGAAGGCGGGTCGAGGTATGAAAGTTGTAGCGCAGGCCGGCATCGAACCAGTCGGTATCGGCGAAGGTCGCGAACTCGGATTCGACCTCACGGGCCCATCCGTCGACCCAGCTGGCTTCCTTCTTCAGGCGGATCCTGTCCGGGTTCGGCTTGCAGGTGATCCGGGGACCAATGACGTTGTCGATGAAGGTCCGCTCGGAACCCGCCGCGACGCCGTTGTTGCGCACTAGGTCATCGATGCGGCCGGAGATCGTATCGAGTTCCGGCAGCAGAGCGGCGTCAGGCGACAACCGCGCGGCCTGCCACGTAGCCATGTCCTTGGCCATATATGAGGCGGCATGGTGCGCCGTCTCGACCTCAGGCACAGCCATCAGGTCACGGCCTGACTGCTGCCGCCGGACCTTCAGCCCAGGCGCGCCTCTATGATTCCAGGATGACTGCATCAGAAGGACATCACGATGGGCCCACGGCGGGGCGGGATGGGGCTCTCAAGCGCCGCGATCTGGCGCTTGAGGTCATCAATGTAGGCGCGCAGCTGGCCGATGGTGGCCGCCGTGTAGGTGAGCTTCCGCTCCCCGTCCGAGATCGACACGACCGACTTACCGATCGAGAGCCGATGCAGGGCGCTCTCCGCCTCGGTCAGGCGTAGCTTCAAAGTCGCAAGGTCGGCCATGTCACTCTCAGATGTAGGGGTCGGATGCCGTTGCCATCGGGCGAACAACAGGACTTCGCGCAGACCCGGTAGATTGCTGAGGCTGGGCCCCGGCCTCTTCGGCCGGGGCGCTCCGCCGGCTAGCGGTTTCGGACAGTCGCTGCACGTTGAGCATGTACCCGGCAGCGCCCTGCATCGCCTCGCAGTCGAGATAGTGGTTATCCTTCGACCGCTGAACCCATTGCACCCTCCCCGAAGGACGCTTCACGCGTGCCTCAGAGACGATCTGCATGCAGTAGTCGTTGTCGACGTCGATCGGCAGATGCCACGCCCCGAGCTGATCGGAAGGCCAGCGCACACGCTCGTGAACCCAGCTTTTCCAGTAGTCCGTGTCCAGGCGTACTAGTTCGAGGCCGTATTTGTTGGCCCGGCCATCCCGGTTCACCTCAAGCTTGCTGACGACCAGCGGGGTCTTGAGGGGAACCGACGAGCCTTTCGTCGGGCGCACGTGACGCTGAAACTGCCGGCAGAATTCATAGACACGGTTCAACGGCAAGGTATCGACCTTGCCCGGCCGGAAACCGGAATCCACGAAAGCTAGCTTGATTGGGATACCTGCCACCGGTGTGGTGACGAGGTCCGCAAGATCCGCCCAGATCTCCTCATCGGTCGTGGGCCCGTGCAGCACCCCATGATCGATCAGCCAGGAGGTGGAGCGGGCTCCCCAACCACGGATCACCCAATAGATCACGTTCTTCTGGACGTCAGCCGTCAGCGTGAGATGGATCACGCCTTTCGGCACCTCTCCACGCTCATAGCCGGAATCGGTCCGTTTGCTCGCGACCTCCGTCCATTCAGGGGCATCCCCGCCGCCGGGCGCATAGAGCTCCCCGAAGCCGGTATTGATGACGCCCTGGATCTTCTCCTGATCACCAGAGGCAACCGCCTCAAGCCACTCCGCCGCACGCTCGCCGAACGTGACAAACGGCGATGCCAGCCCGGATACCCAGAACGAGAGCGTCAACGAAGGCGGGGGATCGCCGATGACCTCACCCTCGGGCGTGACCATCTGCCCGGGCGCCACATAGACGCCCCTGGCATTCATCTCCGCCTTATGATGCTCCTCGATGATCCCGCCGCAGTCCTCCCGCGGGCAGACCATGAACGCCTTGCGTTGCGCCTGCTCCGGAGTGGCCTTTTCCGGCCACCGCAGCTGGCGGAACCTCGGGACGAAGTACTCACCGCAGCAGGGACATGGCCATGCCCAGTGATGGCGGGTCCCGGATTGCCACAGCTTCCAGATCGGGCTCTCAAGATCGCGGGGATCGACCTTCTTCCAGAACTCGAGGCCGCTGTCCGGGTCCTTCTCCACGTCAACTGCACCCTTCTTCGGGGTCGATGTCACCACGACCTTCCGGTCGCGGTAGGTGAAGCCTCGGGCCTTCACGACAGTCAGGGGATCACCGTTCCCCTTCACGTCGGTCACCATCTGATCGAGCTCGTCGACGTGGACGTCGCCGGCCTGATCGGACGAGAGCTGCGTTCCGGATCCGGCCCAGGCCAGACGAAGTGGTACGCCAGCCACCAGCTTGCGGGTCTTCTTCATCCGCTTGCCGCGGGCGACCTTGTTCTGGAGCGTCGGCGCCTGGTCGAGCAGCTGCATGATGCGAGGCTCGAGCTGGTCAGTCAGGAAGTCCTTGGACGGGCCCACATAAAGCTGCGGGCGCGGCCGGGTGTCGAGACGCCAGCCGACCATGTCCAGCACCGCGTCGGTCTTGCCCATCTGGGAGCCACAGACCAGGCAGAGCACCCCGTAGGACACACTGTCGATCGCATTGGAGAAGGGGACCACATAGGGTGTGTAGTAGGGGTCCCGCTTGCCGGGCCGCCCCGCCGAGACCGGATACCGCCTACTCTTCTGCGCCCACTCCGTCGGAGTCATCCGGGGCGTCGGCTTCAGCAGCGTCGCGGCCCGACTGGATATCGCTCGCAGCCCGTGCGCACCTCTCGCTGATTTCGGCAAGGACAGCATTGATCTCGTCTTCGATTTTCCTCCGGACAACAACGTCTTCCGTCACCCGGGCCGGCACCGATGCGAGGTCTGACACCAGTGAACCAATGATCGTGTCGAAGGCCGCCACCGCGTCCTCGACGGGCATCAGCAGGCGCTCGGCCTCATCGTTCTCGCGGCGCATCCGGCGGACCCGCTCGGCCTCAAGCGGGTCTTCCGCCTTTCGAGCGTCCGTTTCCGCTTTAAGCTTCCCACCGAAGTAGGCTTCGACGCTCTCTTTGAGCAGGTATTTTCCCCTGCCCGCCTTCGTCAGAACCCCTTGATCCGCAAGCTGCCGGATCCGGCGGTCGGTCAACGACAGCAGCCATCCGAGGGCACGCCCACTGACTTCGGTCGGGAGGTCTGTCATCGGAAGCGGAAATGCCTTTTTGCGAGGGCCAAATATGCGCAAAACCCGGGCCGTTCTCCGCCCGCATGGAGGGGGTGCCAGGTAAGGACCCGCGCCCTCTTGGGGCGTGACATTGGTGCAACATGAAGGGGTTGCGACCACCCCATTTCAGAGGCGGGTTCGACCCCTCACTTGCCATCCAGGACGCGCAGGAGCTCATGTCCGAGACGGTCTGCTAGGTCTCGTTGAGCCACCTCATAGAAGGCTGCCTCGGTGGCGCCGCTGATCATCTCGTTGGGGATGACGACGCCGCTATCCACCATCTCGATGGGTGTCCTGGACTTGGAGGTTCGGCGGTAGACGTGACCGCCCATGTTGAGCGCGACGCGGTTGGGTTTGCGACCGCCTTTCAGGAATGCCATCGGAGTGTAGGAGCGCTTGCCGAATGGCTTGGCGCTGACGCCCTTCCTGACCTCCTTCGGGTCGAAGTACTTGAGGGAGATGTCTCCACCTCGAGACCAGATCGTGTAGGAGAGGTCGCCTTTCTGGGCGGCCTTCCTGACCTTCAGGGCTTTGACGATGGTCTTTCTCTTGAGCCCGGTCTGGGCCGTGAGAGACTTGACCATCGCTGTTCTTGCCTGGGCTCCGGTGTGGTTGAGAGCCCGTGCGATAGCCACGGGCGCTCTCTTACCGGCTGCCGCAATCTGGTTGCCCAGGCGTGAGACGTCGACCGTATCGATTCTGATCTGCAGCGCCATCAAAACCTCGCGGATACATAACCTTGATACGTTGAGGCTAGCGGCGCCGTCGGCAGGATCGCTCTGGATTGGCTCGCCCTCGCCGCTTGGGGCGGCGGGTCGATCCAGGTGAGAGCTCTACGAGGCTGCCTATCTGCGCTGACGCTTGATGATCGGCAGAAGGAGTGTTGCCCTCTGTCAATCGGGTGGTCAATGGGGCGTCGCGGTGTGCTTCAAATTATGAGCACACCTGGATCGGACGGGTCGGTTGGTTGCAAGCCCTTGAAGGAAGAGGCTTTCCCGCTGCCGTGCTCACCGCCGGGAGCTATGCTCATAACGGTGAATTTTGTTGGCTCCGATCATGGGATGAGCGGTTGACAGGATGCCGGCGGACACCGGCCCTGTCGCTCATCTTGCGACGTTTCGTGGCCCGCGTTTAAGGCGGGCAAGCTAGGTTCGTTTCGGCGTAAGGGTCAACACAAAGGAGCACTTAAATTAAGCAAAGCTGTTTGATAATGATGCCGGAGAGGGCGCGTGAAGTATTAAGGGGGGCACCATGCCAAATAATGTCACTGCAGGTTCAGTTTCTACAATCATAATTTCAATGCTTCTGGCTGGGTGTAACCCATTTGAATCCAAGTTCGTTGCCGCGTGTGAGACCGCACTCAAAAGTCGGCTGCGCTCCCCTTCAGGATACAAGCGCGTTGAGGTCACAGAGTACAACAATCCAATTTCTATAGACGAATACGTCGCTATCCGCAGAGCCGAGAAGAGTGAACTTCTGAAATTTGAAATAGATTACATGAAAAATAGTAATAAGCAGCCTACAAGGCACATCGCTTTCATAAGCTATGATGCACCAAACGCTTATGGAACCTTGGTCAGAGGAACCTCCCAGTGCGAATACGTTACCAGTGATGGCGACGCTTCACGTGCGAGCGAAATTTTGGTCAAGATCGATGGCAAGACGAACACTGATCGCTTGATCGATGCTGTTAAGAGCATGACTCAGTAGGACGACAGCTCGAGCGGTCACTTCCAGGCCGCCGCGCCAAGCGCCGCTTCTCTGCCATGGTCTCGATCGTGCTGGTCACTGCCTCAGGCAGGAGCGCCGGCAGCAGATCCGGCATCGGAGGATCGGCCCGCTCGATGTCCTTCCGGCTCATCGGGCGAGGCGCGGCCTTGGCCAAGCCGATATTCCCCATCGTGGCGACGGCCGCAGCCATCGCAAGGCCAGCGAATCCAAGGCGCATCGGGTCCTCACTTCTGCGCACTGCCAGGGGCTTTCCCAGCCGGATCAGGTCGGGTTAATCTTTGATTGCGTGTTCCGATCACGCCGCCCGAGCGCAGGCCTTTGAAGGCGGGTACTGGCCCGGGAAAGGAGGTGAGCCGCATGGCTACACGCAAGATCGGTCGCAACGCTGGGACTGGCCGCTTCACCACTGTGAAGACGGCCAAGGGGCACCCCAAGACCCATGTCGTTGAGACCATCAAGACGCCCAAGAAGAAGTAAGCTTCTTTCGGGGCATCGGAGCGAGGTCGGGTCGGATCCGGCCTCGTCTCTTTTTGGCTGCGCCCATATCCCTCGCGACCATGGCAAGATTGATGCCTCAAACTGGGGTCGATGTCACCACCCCAAATTTTCCATTTCAAATCATGGGCATAGCTCGCCAGTTGCGAACGAAAGTCAAAAAATCTGCAATTTGATCAGCTTAGGCTGCACGGGTTAGGGCCTTGCAGTGTGCTGATAATGAATAATTTTCCTAGGGCGGCTCTCGACTCTCAGACTTGGCCAAGGGCACACTGTGAAGGGGATATTCCCCTCCCTCATATTGTCCAACCTACCAGCTCCCTGACTACCAATGCCAATCTTTCTCCACGGCCTCGCACTTAGGTTCTACAGGGGCATCGGTCCGAAGACCGCGCGCCTTGCCCCGTTCAAGGACTTCAACTTTTTCATCGGCGCCAACAACGCAGGCAAGTCAACGGTTCTGAATTTCATCTCCGAGCATTTATTTCCGCTTCGATCCGCCTCACGGAAAAAAATTGCTGGTAAAGCTCTGTCGCCTCTTGAGCAATATAGAGGTGAAGAAACAGGCCAAACAGAACTCGAGATTGCCATCCCTATTGATCAGTTCAAGGCAACCTGTATCGAGCACCTTCAGCCGTCACACGATCATAGGTATGTAGAAAACATCGTTAGTCGAATATGCGATCACATTGCTGAAGATGGCTTCGTATGGCTTACTAATACGGTTCCGATCACAGGTGAGTTCAGCCTGAGGATCCAAGCAGACGACCTGATAGGCATCCAGGATATTAGTATACAAGACTGGAACCGCGTCTGGAACGCTGCAACGGCGCGGTCTGGCGGGGGTCTCCGTGATCATTGGATTCCTGAGACCCTACACCGCTTTAAGACGGTTCAAAATATCGGCTTGCCCGAGGTGAAGCTCATCCCTGCCATACGGCAGATTGGGCCGAGCGGAGCAGAATTTTCGGATTTCAGCGGACAGGGCCTGATAGATCGATTGGCGCAGATCCAGAGCCCTGATCATGACATGCGGCATGAGCGAGAACTCTTCGACAAGATTAACACGTTCCTTCAACAGGTAACTGGTCGCGAGAACGCGGTGATTGAAGTGCCCCATAATCGCGGGCACATCCTGGTCCACATGGACAACAAGGTTCTGCCTCTCACCTCATTGGGGACGGGCATCCATGAGGTGATCATGATCGCGGCATTCTGCACTCTCAGTGAGAACCAGATTGTCTGTATTGAGGAGCCTGAGATCCACTTGCACCCTCTGCTGCAGAGGAAGCTCGTCCGGTACCTACAAGAATACACCAGCAATCAGTACTTCATCGCGACCCATTCGGCAGCCTTCATTGATACTCCAGGAGCCGCTATCTTCCATGTCACAAATGACGGGAAGCAGACCCATATTTCGGAGACTGTTCTCCCTAGCGAGCGGTACTCGATCTGCGTCGATCTGGGGTACAAGGCTTCGGATATTGTCCAGTCGAATGCTGTAGTCTGGGTAGAAGGCCCATCAGATCGCATATATATCCAGCATTGGATAAAGGCCGTAGCTCCGGAATTGATCGAAGGAATCCATTACTCGATCATGTACTACGGCGGGCGCTTGTTGAGTCACCTCAGCGCTGATGAAGACGAGATCAATGAATTTATCGCGCTGAGGTCCCTCAACCAGAACCTCGCTCTTGTCATGGACAGCGATCGTAAACACGCTCGAGACAGCATCAATGCGACGAAAGAGCGTCTAAAGCGCGAGTTGTCGAGTGGTCCAAGCGTCGCGTGGATCACAAGGGGACGTGAGATCGAGAACTACATCGACCATGTCGCGCTGCAGGCTGCCGTTAAAGAGGTATACAGCTCCATCTATGCAGAACCGGCAGCCGGCGGCCAGTTCGATCACGCTCTCTACTTCAAGAGAACTGGACCCAGGCGGCGGCGAAGAGTGGCTGTCAGCGAGGGATCTCAGGATCTTATTCAAACGGATGTCGACAAGGTCAAAGTCGCGCGCCTCGTTTGCCAACAACCTGCAAATCTAGACATTCTAGACCTCAGGGAGCGAGTGGAGGAGCTGGTGGCTATGATCCGGCAGGCCAACCACTAACTGACCAACCCTACTCATCTTACCCGAACCCGTGCACGGTGGAGCTGCTCGGCCAGGTAGGCCAGCCCGGCCGGCAGGTACCGATCCAGCGAGCTCCGGCTGAGGATCTTCTCGGGCATAACCTGCCAAGGCAGGGCGACCGGCGGCTTCAGGGCCGCCAGCTCGTTGCGAACCTGGATGGCGCGGCGTGCAATCTCCGGATCAGCTTCTCCCCTCGCCTGCAGCTCATGTGCCCGGGCCAGGAGGCTCCTGCCCTCATCGAGGAGGCTGGCCTTCGCCCGCTGGTACTCGGCCGCCGCCATGCGCTCGGCCATAGCCTTGGCCTTGGCCGAGCGCTCCCGCAGCAGTCGGGCGATCGAGAAGCCTCCGGCCTTGCACATGGCCCACAGCAGGACTGCATCGCAGGCCATGGGCTCATGGGCAGCGTACTTGAGAGGCCAAGCCAGCGCCTCGTCAGACATGCTGATCTCTTCGGCTGTGGGGCGCCGCAGGTTCTCGGCATAGGCCTCCCGGGCCGCGTTCATCGATTGCTCGTCGATCAGGTCTGAGAACTCGCGCAGAGCTGTCGGCCAGCCGCGGCCGTAGGACGATGGCGCGATCCGGCCTGAGGTGGCCATCAGGACGTCGAAGGCGTGGATCAGGCGATGAGCCACGTGCTCTGAGGTCCAAAATGGCGGGATCTCGTAGGAGCCCGGCCCTGCCCCTGAGGATTGAGAAGGGTCGAAGTCGAGCACATCAGGCATAGGCCACCTCAATTCCGTCCAACTTTCTTGCGCTAAATAGCTTGCGAGCTTCGTCCAACTTTGTTATACGGAATTCAACAAAGGGTTGGGGCGGGCGATGATCCGGAGCTTCAAGGACAAGGTGACCAAAGCGGTTTTCAACGGAAAGCAACCCAAAGGCTTTCCTCCTGACCTCTTCAAAGCGGCACAGCGAAAGCTCACGATGCTGAATGCGGCGACGTCCCTTGACGATCTGAAGTTCCCGCCGAGCAACAAGCTTCATCCGCTGACCGGAGATCGCAAGGGTCAGCACGCCATTTGGATCAACACGCAATTTCGTCTCTGCTTCACCTGGAAAGATGACGGCGCAGAGCAAGTCGAGATCGTCGACTACCACTAGGTCTGAGATCGAGGAGGAAGAACAATGCGTAAGAAGACTCCTACTACCGGTAGCCGGGAGACCCACGGCAAGTCCGGTTCCACTACGACCGGCCGCAACAAGTCTACAACCAGAGTATCCCGGGATGCTGGCACGGGTCAGTTCAAGGCCTCTGCCAAGATGGCTACCAAGAAAATCTCGCGGCAGGGCACGCTCAAGGCCAGCCTTGTGACGTCCTTTGGACCAGTCCATGCCCTCCGGGGCGATACCGGCCGCGACCCTCCTGTAAAAAGGGGGCCTGTTGGCGGGGGGCGCAACGACATCCGCCACATGCTCGGATTTGAGGATGTAGTCCAGCCGCGCAAGACGGAAGAGCCCCTCCTGATCGAGGCGAGCCATCCCCCGGTGCATCCAGGCGAGATCCTGCGCGAGGAGTTCATGGCGCCAGAAGGATTGACGGCCTATGCGATCGCGAAGGCCTGCAAAATTCCCCGCTCCAAGGTCGAGCGGATCGTGCGGGAGGATCTCGGCATCAGCGGGGACACTGCAGTCCGTCTCGGCCGATTCTTCGGCAACAGCCCACAGTTCTGGATGAACCTGCAGGCCACCTATGAGGTCATGAAAGCCAGCCAGGAGCTCGGCGATGCTGTTAACGAGATTGAGCCCTACAAGCAGGTAGACAAATCGGCTCTCTGATGATTCCCTAATGGAGTGTTCGGCGGACTTGAGCACGGTATTGGGCCGGGTTTCCATGGAGGTGGGAACCCGGCCTTTTTCTTGCGGGTGAACCAAAGCAACTTCCCGTGACAGGATGCGTGACAGGTTCGTTTTCACGCGTGACAAATCCTCGCTGAAACTCACCACGGCACCTCATCTTCCGTGATGGCAGGGTTCCATTGCGTGACGGAGCCCTGCTCCTCAGACTGCGGCTGCTGCCCCCTTTTCCCGCCCCTCAACTCCTTGCCGGTAAGCCAGACCCAAGGGTCGCTGGAGCCGATCAGGCCGAGGGCGATCAGCCTCTCGCCGCAGAACTTCCGGGCCTGCCTGAGAGCCGCGTTCCGCTTCTCGCCCTCCGGCTCTTCACCCATCCACTTCTTGGCAAAGGCGTCGCGGACGTGATCCTTGTGGACTACCCGGAAACCACCTGGCAGCTTGATGTTGTCGGGCGGCGCCTCACCATGCTCTTGGATCGCCTCCTGGACGGACATGAAGTAGTTGTAGACGCGGTCCGAGAGCTTCTTAGTGTCCTGCGGCTTGTCGCGCTCGACGCCGGCCAGAACACCCTCGTCGGGCAGGTCCACGACGCAGGATGTGACCTCGTCCCCATCCTCATCGACCCCGATCTTGACCTGCGGCAGGACGAACCGGAACCTGCGGTCGGCATCGCCGTCCTTGAGCTTGGTGACGACAGCCTCGCGGATCTTCCGGCCATTGGCGTCCTTGGCGATGACGGCGCCTTTCCCGTTCTTGCCGCCATCCAGCTCGACCAGGGACACGTCCAGGACATTCTCGACGTCCGCGAACATGCTGGTATGGCCGCGTGCCTTTGTCCCGGCCGCATTCTTGTGGTGGACCAAGAGGACGGTGCAGCCGAGGGCCAGCTCCAGCTTCTTGCAGCGCCGGCGGATCGCTGAGACGTCCTTGCTCCCGTTCTCATCGGCGCCGGGCGTCGCCGCGCTGAAGGTGTCGATCACCAGCAGCTCGAGCTTGAAGTCAGGATATTGCTCTTCCCAGTACCGGCACTCGGCAATCAGGGCGTCGCAATCCTCGTCCGAGGCGTAGAGGTCGATCGGGAGGGTCAAGAGGACGAAAGGCAGACTGTTGTCGCCTTTCAGGCCGTGGAATTCCTCATAAGCCGGGATGCGCTTGTCGCGCACCCCTTTGGCGCTCTCCCCCGCCTGATAGATCACGAGGCCTCGGCGGGTCTTGTTCCCGAACCAGGGCGTGCCTCTCGCGACGGCCATGCCAATGTCGATCGCAAGGAAGGACTTGCCGGACTGAGAGGCTCCGACCAGCATGGCCTGCTCGCCCCGGGTGATCACGTTCTTGACCAGCCACTCGTGCTTCGAGGCACGAGGGGCGTGGCGCTCATGCCAGGGGATTGCACCGAACCGAGACCTGAACGGCTGGATCATCGCCGTCGTCTCGCGCTCGAACTGCTCGAAGGACTTGATGGAGGGAATAGCGTTCAATAGAGCCTCCCACAGGCAAGTCTTGAGGAAAGGAGCAGCACGATATGGAGAAGATCAGACAGCAAGCGCGACGCGTTCCCTGGTGGGTTTGGGGTACAATCTGCGTGCTGGTGCCAATAGGTCTCTGGTTGACAGTCTGGCTCGGGAACAGTTGCTCTGTCCCTGGGCGTCGGCTCGCCATGAAGGCGGTTGGAGGCGCTGGTGGGGGAGGCGGCGTTGGGTGCTTCGAATTTTGGTTTTACCGGTACCAAGGACTCCTTGCTGCGGCGGTGGCACTGGGGGCAGCCATCATCGCGGTTCGTCCGGTCTGGGTCCAACTTGCCGAGATGCGCAAACAATCGGCAGAAATGGCCCGGCAGTCCGCTCAACAAGCGTTCCAGACCCTCCGCGGACTGATAGTCCAACTTGCCGAAGAAGAGATCATAGTCCGAGATATCGAGCTCAATGCGAGCTATTGCACGATTTTTGAAGAACGAGTGAGTTCCAGTGCTGAGAGCCCGGCATTCGCTCGGACACACTACAAGGATTTCGAACGGCGGCTCGAGGAGTTGGCTCTTCTTGAACGCAAGCTGCGCGAAAGCGGAGCAAAGAGCTGGGGTAGTAGAGAGGCTCACGGAGCGCGGGAAGACATATTCGCGGCGATCCTCGACCTCCGTCGTGCCATCCTCGATACGCAGAAGAAGATTCACTCTGTGGTTTATCGTTTTGATGGGGCATACAATGTTGCCGAGTGGCAGAAGGCTGCGGAAAATTTCCGAGGACTTAGCATGAAGAATGAAGCTGAGGCTCTTCGTGCAGCTTGTTCCAGGCTCCTGGGCGAGATCAGGGGTGAGCGGGATCGCATTGAACCTGCTCTCCACGAGGCCACTCAAGCAGCCTTCGGATTTGGTCCAAGGTAGTAACCTCATGCTGCTTCCCCAAGCCCGAGTTCTTTAAGGAGCAGATCGTTGAAATCAGAGCCATCAGCCGCCATGGAGACCAGGACCTCCCTGCCCTGCTGATGGAAGCGGCGGCCGGCCACGAGGATACGGGTCCGGGTGGTTTCCGGGTCGCTGTCGCCATCCCCCAGCAGGATGACACGCCGAACCTGCGGAGGAAGGATCACACCCGGCCTGTCATAGTCAGGAACGCCATTCGGGATCGGGAGCGGCGAACCGTCCGGGCGCTTGCGCTTAGGATGGTGGATGGTGCCCGCGGCGCCTCCGGAGAGATTCCCGAGGCTGACAGAGGTGGCGAGACTGACATCGAAGTCCACGAGGCCAAGCACATACCAGGACAGGACCGTCTCGATCCCCTCCCCGATCGCCAGCGTCTCACCGATCTCCCCCAGTCGGATCATTCCGCCCATCTGCTCGCCCATCACCTTCTTGGCCTTATTCCGCTTCCGGTCGCCAGGCGGCGTCAGCTTTCGAGGCTGTGCCGGGTCGAGATAGGTGCGGTGCAGGCCGATAATCGTGCCGTCCACAGCACGGATCGCGGCCAGCATGGCGGGATAGGAGCCCAGCGGCGATGTCCTGTCGGCATCCGCATTGGCATAGCCGTGATAACCGAGATCCGGCACGAACCGGAGATCCTGCGTCAGTCGCGCCGGCGGCGTCAGGCCGCGAGCCTCAAGGTAAGCCGCGGCGTGCGTGCCAGAGATCGGCTTCGCGGATTGCCATAGCCGCTCGACGCTCTCCTGTGTCTCCTGCCGTTCCCGCTCCTCCCGCGCCCGGGCTTCGGCCTCCTCCTTGCGGCGTTGCTCTGCTCGTGCCGCGAGGCGCGCTTCTCGCGCGCTGCGCTCCTCCTCCGTCTCAGCCTGATCACGTCCCGGCGGCGGCCGGCCCGTGAGCGTTTCGCAGGCGGCAAGGAAGCTGCAGCTGTCCAGGTGCTCGACCATAGCGATGACGTCCCCGCCGCCTGCCCCGCGGCAGTTGAAGATGTTTTTCCGGGTGTTGATGCTGAAGCGGTCGGTCCCGCCACAGGCTGGGCACGGGCCAGAGCGCTCGACGGAGCCCTTCATGCGGACGCCCCGGCGCCCGAGCTCGTCGAGGATGGAGACGCTGCGGGCTTCCTCAACCCACTCGTCAAACGCCTGGCTTGTGCCGGTGCTGGCCATGGGTCACTCCGCAGCCTTCCGGAGCCAATGGACAGATGGCCGCCCCTCATAACCCTTGAGCCAGACAAACCACGAGAAGTCCGCTTTGCCTCCTCCTGGCTTCTCACCGGCGACGATCACCCGACCGGGAGGCATAGAGGGGCGCGGCCCAATACGGTACTCGCGATAGAGCGGTGTCGATTCCAGCCATGCTCCAGTAGATGCCGAGTTCGCCCAGACAGTCGGCAGGAGCATCGCAACCTTTCCGCGACTGAGCTGCAGTGCGCGCTCGATGAAGGCCCGCGCGATACCGAACGGAGGATTGCTGACGATGTTCTCGCCGAGCACGATTACCTGCTCGAGGAAGTCCATGGGTGTGACACAGTGTTCCGAGCGGATGACCTTGTCAGATCCTCGTGCCTCATAGCCTGCTGCCCGAGCGGCTTCCACGATCCGGCCGAGGCCGCAAGCCGGATCCCAGATCCGCCCCTCGAACCGCTCCGTTGCAAATAGACGTTCCGAGACCCATACCGGCTCGACGTACCAGTCATCTGGATCACGAGCCCAGATATGCGCTTCGATCTTTCTTTCAGGCTGCAGCATCTCACGCCTCCAGCCGGCGAACGCGGAACATGAACTTGTTGACCGTCACCAGGTCGATCCCGATGGAAGCCAGCTTCGAGCGCATGACGCTGAAGTGCCCCTTCATGGCATCCGTTCGCGGCCAGGGTCCGAGATCCCGGAGGGTGTCCACGTCATAGGTCCCGCCGTCTGCCATGCGCTCCATCGAGCGGGCAAAGGGCCGCGCTACTTCCAATACCCCGAGTGGCCCGTGGATCTGAGAAGCCTCGACGTCCACGACCATGATCTTGCTCGGGTCGAAATCGGTTGCAGGCTCCCGCCGTGGCTCCTCATTGTATGTCTCGACCACCTTCGCCTTCGGGGCAGCCGGAATGCTCGGGAGCCTCAGGCGAGCCGGGCTTGCATCGTCGTCTTCTGAGTATCGAGGGACGCGGGGGAAGACGCGCAGGCTCGAAAGGCCGGCGCTCACCTCCTCGGGCACCTCATGCCTGGATGGGGCAAACGGTTCGTCCACCTGGACGATGACCGTCTCGACAATCTCCTCAGCTTCCAGATCTGCTCCAGCCTCAGCAGCCGCCGGCGCCGCAGAGCGCCGGGCGGCATCGCCCTTCACCACCCGAGGATCCTTGGCTTTCCGACCCATCGCTAGATAAGAGCCGACGCTCGAGCGGTTCATTCCCAACCGGCGAGAGATCTCGGCTGGGGTGAGCGTCGTGTCACCGTAAAGGTCCAGAACCTTCTGGCATGCTGGGGACTGAGGCTCGTAGTGCTTCAGAGGAAGCGGTGCGCTGTCTGCCTCGTTCTCCGTGACCACACTTCCCTCGGGAGTTGCCGGGACGGAGCATGACGCCTCCTCGGGCGCGCTCAACGCCTCAGAAACAGCGTTGAGGATACCTTCTAGGTCGGTCTCAGAGGGGATAGTTGCCTGTCGCGTCACCATCTGCTGCGCGAGGCGGCTTACCCTACCCTGCAGGTCCGACAGGGCGCTGTTGATGGCCAGGATCTCGGCCAGGACAGCATCGTTGTGATCGTGTGGCTCGACGGCCTTGAGAATGGATTGGGCAGTCATCAGGCAGCCTCGATTTGAACGGGGGCTTTGCGGGTCCGCGGCTTGTACCGACGCTTCGGGCGGGCTTCCTTGCCGAGATCCTTGAGAATGGCTTGCATTCCCTTGTCGAGCGTGACGCGAAGCAAGCGCTCCAGGGCTGCTGCCTTGGAGACCTCCATCTCCTGAGCCAGGTGGTTCAGCTTCTCGTAGTGGCGCCGGCGAATGCCGCAGTGGACCTGGCGGTAGCCGCCTCGGCCGGCAAGTTTCACCGGCGGCTTTGCTTGGCGGGCAACCCTGATGATGCGCCGCGGATTCTCACCCAGCAATCGACCGATCTCATCGGCCGAATGCCCTTCGCGGGCGAGGATCGTGATCTTCGCCAAGAGCTCCCTCCGGCTCATCAGTTGCTTCGGCTGGCTGTCCATTGCTGGCCCTCGTGATCGCTGCCTCTTTCAGGGCTGTGCGAAAGGTCGTGATCAGGTCTCGGGTGAACTGGGTGTCGCCCATCGCATGCAGACGCTCGAACAGCATGCGCGTGGCGTAGAAGAGGTCAGCGCGGTTCAGCTGCTCTTCCGAGGCCGCTTTGAAGAGCCGCTCTTCCCTCACGCGCTCGGAGCCTCTGAGGTCGCCGTCGCGATCGGTGTAGAAGATCGCCATGTATTGGCAGATCTCGCCGCCGCGGCACGCTGCCAGCTCGTCGGGACGAATCGTCATGCTGCAGGCCTCTGGTAGTGCAGCTCAGGCGCGATCTTCGGGGTCGCGTCCGGGTTCCACTTGTGAGCGGCCCAGTGCCAGATTGCTGCAGCGTCAGCGGCGTCCAGATTCGGCGGGTTCCATCCCATGGCCTCTGCCACCCGCTTCGCCTCGCGTTTCGCGACATCACCAGGCAGATTGCCCACGCCGATGAAGTGCTTGCGGACCGTGGCGACGTGGGCGCGTGAAACCGGGATACGGCGCGCGCGCGCGAAACCACTGATGGAGGCCCAGAGACCCTTCGTCACGATGAGAGAGCTTGCGTTAGTGCCTCCCCCGCTCCCCGTGATGATGGGGGCTTCGACGACGATCCGGAGATCGCGCTCCTCGACGGCCTTCTTCTCCGCGTAGAGCCGGTCTGCAATCCAGCCGACCGCGCGACCGAACGTGTCCTCGAACTCGTCGTCGGGCTTCCGGAGGTCCACGGAGTAGAGCCGCGGGACCTCGCCGGGGCGCCCTTCGGCGACCCCGGTCCGGCCTGCGATGTCGAGAGCAATGATGATGCCGTCGAAGGCCATGTTCGAACTCTGCCGCTCAGTGCGCCGTCACGCTGTCGAGCGCAGCATCGCGCTCAGCCTGGCGATCCTTTTCGCGCTGCTTCAGGTGGCGGGGCCGGACATCCTCCTCGTCGGCGGGCTCTGCCCCTGCCTGCTTCATCGCAGCCTGGCCAAGGGGCGTGTCCTTGTAGTCGCCGAGAGCCTCTTCGAGCTGCTCGAAGAGATCCTGATCTTCCTCCTCCAGCCCTTCGATCAGAGCCTCGGCTCGTTCCAGGAGCTTCGCACGCTTGACGTAGGTCTTGAGGGGGCGCTTCGGGATGCCGGAATCCTTGGCGCGATCGTAGATCCCGTTGATGAGCTCGCGCTGGCGCTTACACCACGCCATGTACTCGCCCTTCTTGCTCTCCATCTCGGCTTCGAGACGCCGGATGTCGCTCAGGAACTGGTTTGCGGTCTTCGGATCAAAGCCGTTCGTGCCGGAGCTTTCCGCCATGGCTCAACCTTTCAGGATGTCAGTGGTGTGGGACAGGAGAAGAGGCTCGGCGGATTGGTCCGCCTTCCGCTGAAAGGTGCCGTAGGTCGCCTCGGGGCCTATGGCTGCGAGAAGCTCGTCGCGGATGCCTTCGAGCCAGCCCTCGGCTACGACCCCCGCTGCACAGATCCCATGCTGCCGACGGATCTCGGCAAGGCGCTCACGGGTCTGAGCACGGGCCGTTTCGTAGAGGGAGCCGGCGCCGGACATGATCAGGCCCGCTTCCGATCCATCGGAACCACTGGGCTTTCGGCTCGCTCCAGATCGGCATCGAGATCGGCGAGAGCCTCCTGGCTTTCCCTCACCTGCTCACGAATGGTCTTGATCTCGGCCGGGCTGACGGAGCCGTCTGCCTTCGCGGCGACGATCTCCCCGACCACGTCCGACATCTCGCGCGCGATCGCCGCCAGGTGCTGATCGAAATCGACGCTGCGGGTAGCAGCCTTCTTCGGCACGAGCACGAAACCAGCCAGATCGGCGAGAACGCGCGATACGATCGGCTCGCCGACATGGGCTTCCAGATCCCTGATCACGTCGACCGGGGCGAACATCGGCTCGTTCGGGTTGCCGTATCGGGACAGGCGCGCCGGGTCAGTGCGGGTGATTTCCTGGGCCGCATAGGTCGGTCCTCCAGCCGCCTTCAAGAGGCTGCGGTAGGCGGCCTTGAGGATCAGATGATCGTCTCCGAGGAGGTTCCGAGTGTTCATGCAATGGTTCCTAGGAATTTTGTTTTGTCTGTACGGCCCAGGCTCGGCACATTCTCGACACCACAAGAGGAGCCGAGACGATGGGTGTCAGGAGACAGGTTCTGGATGAGGCAGAGGGTTGGGCTCCGGGCGGGCCGGACCGTCAGGCCAAGGCAGATCACCCGGCCACCGGTCGGAGAACCACTGCCGGATCTCATCGACGCGCCGGAGCGTCGTGGTCCTGCCGGTCTCAAGATTGGCAAAGAAGGACCCGTCCCGTGTCGCTGCGCGCGCCACGGCGGTCATGCTCATGCCCGTGGCCTGGGCGTACGCCTCAGCCAGTGCTCTCAAATGGGTAATCACGTCGCGTTCCATACGACGATTCAGTCGTATTAATCCGACTTTGTCAATCGTGAAATTACGATTTGCGTCAAACTGCTGTTTGTATGAGTTTTGCGACGGCGGAGAAAACCAATGCCTGACAAAGACTTCGTGCGGAGAAACCTAAAAAAGCTAATCGAGGTACGAGGGGTGTCACCCTATCAGCTGTCCGTGGACATGGGTCACGCGAGGACTTTCATCCATGATTTCCTGACCGGTCGGAAGCAAAAGTTCGGCGGGAATTCAGTCTTCGAGATCGCGCGGAGGCTGAACGCGGATGTGGCAACCTACTTCTTCGAGGATAACGAGATCCCCGACGATCCTAGGCAGATCGTTCCGTTCTCAGCCACGGCAAGCATCGGAGCGAGATCCGGCCCTCTGCAGGCGGAGGAACAAGAGCTTCTGGACGAACTGACGCGAATTAGACCATCCTCTCCTCTACCTGCGCCAGATATTGACCTCTCCGAGGCCAAGGATCTGCCTGGCAGACCTCGCTTCGGTGGACCACGCAATGTGCCGGTTCTCGGAACTGCCGTGGGCGGCGGCGACGATGATGGCGACTTCCGCTTCAATGGCGACACGATCGACTACGTGCCGCGGCCGGCAGCCATCGCCCACCGCAAGGATGTCTATGCCGTGTACCTCCAGAACACGAGCATGCATCCAAGATACAAGGACGGAGCCTGTCTTTACATAGATCCCCACCGTAAACCCTCAGTAGATGACGAAGCTTTGATAGAGCTTCACCCAGAAGAGGACGGAGAAAACGGGCGCGGTTACATTAAGACAATCGTTCGGAGAACTCCGACGCAGCTGGTCGTTTCACAATTCAACCCGCCGAAAGAAATCACATTCGACGCAAAGCGCGTGAAGACTTTGCATCGCGTGATTCCCTATGAAGAACTGCTGGGGATCTAATCGACCCAGTCTGGGCCCATCCAAGCCTTGAGATCCTCTGGAAGGCGGCCGTGCTGGAAGATGATCACGGCATCGTCGTATTCCCCGGTGTCCATGCTCCCGGTCCTGGAGAATGCCAGGACGCCGTCCTTGTCGAACGTCGCCGCAAGAGCCAGAGCCACAGCGCTGTCCCTGCTCCTGGCCTCGACCGGCTCATTCGCGATCAGGACCTCGTTCTCGTCGTCAGCCTGGAAGGTCTGGACGACGTAGTAGGTGAAGCGGGTGTCATCGATCATCTCACGCTCCATGACAGCTATGCCCAAATCGGTTTGATGGTGATGTTTTTGCCGTCGCCGCCCTTGGCCAGGCATGACTTGCATCGCAGCCTCGGCGCAATGTCCCGGAAGGTGCGCACACCCTGAGACCTGAGCTCCAGCAGCTTCTGCTGGTCGAATGTCCGTGGCCTGCCGCAATCCTCGCAAAATAGGCTCAACCCCTTGGCTCGACTAATATTTTGATCAATCCAGCGGTGCATCGATAACTCGGCTTGTTCTTTTTCTGTTCTCAAACTGAACGAACCGTAAAATCGAGTCGAGTCAGATTTTCCTATGCACAGGTTATCCACCGAGGGGTGTGGAAAAGGCGGCCTTCAAGGGCCGCCGTTTGCCTAGCTCAAACCTTTCCTGCGCGCGTAGGTATGAATCTACGCGCGCGCGTGGGGTATATAACTAACCTATATAACTACACTCCCTTGTAGAGCCCGATGGTCCGAGAGAAGGGACGCCGCTTTAAGGCGGCGCCCCTCTGCCATGGCTCACCCAGTCCTCCAGTAGTGGTTCCGCGCGAGGCATCCAGGCGGCTGTCGATCCTTGTCGTATTTTTACGATAAAATCGGTTGACTGTCGCAAATCTCTCTGTATCGTAAATTTACGACGATCTGGAGATCACAAATGCCAACCGCGCAGCGCAAACCAGTTCTATCCCAGACCGCGAAGGAACGTCGCTCCCTCGCCACGGAAGCTCGTGCTGCTCTCGCCGAGGCTGACGGAGATGTCGTTGCAGCGACGTCTAAGCTCTTCCTCCGGGTGATTGAAGATCACAGCTTCATCAAGGAGTTTCTGTCCGAGATCGTCCGCAAAGCCTGTTACGAGGCCGTTGCCGGCCAAGTCCGCGCTGATCGGCGTCAGGTTTGGTCCACGCTCCAGCCGACAGCTGAGGCGCGCTCGGCTCAGGTCATGGCGCTTGCATCAGGTACGGTTCGGACCTTGCACGACTTCCCGCTCCCCGGCGGCAAGAAGCTTGGCGACGCCTTACGCGGGGAGGTCGTGGCGGCCGCAGACTTCTTCAGGGGCCAGGCCTCCGACATGGCTCGCAAGGCTCACTGGCTCCAGCACATCGCCCAGCATGTCCCCGACGGAAAGACCGTCCGCGACGTGCTCAGCGCCGAACGTCTCGCCGAACTCCGCGATGAGGTTTCCCAATGAATTTCGATCCCGCATTCCGCCATCAGGCGGACGCTGCTGGCCAGCGACAGCACGATCTCAATCCAGGAGTCGCCAGCAGCGAAAGTTCCCCCACGGGGGGCTCTCTCGACCATCGATCCAGCGCGATCCAACCCTCTGCCGTCGAGAGAGATCAATCCGGCTCCGGCCGGGCCGAGGGCCAGTCACCGCCTGAAGACCATGTCCTGCACGCCCTCGGTATCTCGTCCGCCAGCAATGGCGGGGATCTCGGCCACTTCCCGCATGCGACCCACGCATACCTCGCCGAGATCCAACCTTCCGGCGAGAGCCGGGCTGAGAGCCACGCAGCCAACGAGACCCATACATCCAACGCTCTCAGCACTCAATCCGACCTCGCGGTCGGGGACGCAGGTCAAGCTTCTCACGAAACCCAGAGGAAGCCTGCCTGCGTCCGAAAATCCCGCCGCAAGGCGGGCGGTGATGGTGACATTTTACCTGCGCACACCATGCATCACGCGCACCTCACTGAACCTTCCGCCGATGAGGCGGGGGCGATAGCCAAGAGCGTCACGCAACCCGGAGCGCAGTCGCTATCGCCCACCTCTTCCGAGCATAGGCTCGGAGGCGACCTTGGCCACAGGATCTGTGTAGACCAAGTAGGCCGTGCCGAGGTCGCCAACAACATCGCCGAAATACGCATGCTTTGGCGCCGCCATCGCCAATGGCACCGTGCCGAGAAGAGCCTGACGCTTCAGGCATTCGCGGTCTGCTGGTCGTTTCTCGGCGGCGGCACCGAGAACAAGAAGCTCGCTGGAGCAATTCTAAAGCGGATTGAGGAAGGGACAGCCACACCCGACGACCTAGTTGCTGAGATTGGAGCGACGCCGCTTCTCAATGCACGCGGCGTTATCCGAGCCGAGCGTGAGGCTGTCGAGAAGATGCTCTGCAAACTGGCCCGCAAGCTCCCAGTCTATCCGTGGGTGAAAAGTGTCTACGGTGCCAGTGAGTTCGCTCTGGCTAAGATCGTCGGTGAATGCGGCGATGTTGGTTCCTACAAGTCCGTGGCTGCCGTGTGGAAGCGCATGGGGCTTGCCGTGATCGACGGCGGCCGGCAGCGGCGCGCCAGCGGCGACGCAGCGCTCGAGCACGGATACTCGCCGGATCGGCGCTCCGTTATGTGGAACATCGGTGGCGGACTAATCGGTGGCATGGGCAAGGGCCCGCGCCCCGGCGTCGGCGAGGACATCTCCACCCGCGACGATCTCTCGCCCTACCAGAAGCTCTTTATCGAGCGTCTCCGGTACGAGGCCGAGTGCGACCCTGAGGCACACCGCAAGGAACCTGTGCTGAACACTAAAACAGGTGAACTGCGTGAGAGCTTCTCAGCTCATGCTGCTAACCGCGCCAAAAGATACGTCGAGAAGAGATTTCTCCGGGATCTCTACTCGGCGTGGCGTCAGACCTCAGGAAATGTGCACTCCACAAAACGACCGTCTGACGCCCCTGCCCTCTTTGGAGAGCAAAACTGATGCCCCGTCTCAAGTATCCGCTCGTCCCCACCTACGTGCCCGGCCAGTCGATGGCCGAAGATCTCGCGATGTCGGGCGTCGATCTCGGCGATGACCGTGCGTGCATCCTTCTGCTGATGTCCTTCGGGTATCGGGGAAAACACATCGCGCTCCGCCTGGATGACGCCCAGGAGCACGCCCGCGTTCTTCGCCATCAGGCTCCGCTCTCGATGCCGGAGGCTGCGTGATGGCGATGACCACGATCTTCTCGGGCATGGGAACGGCCTGCATGATCAAGTTCGCCGGCCACACCGCCATGGTGCACCGGGCGAACCTCCCGCTCGAGCGCAACAATTTCCGAGCCACGTTCTGGTTCAACAACGGCGCTCAGGGGCCGCGGATCGTGGAAGGCTTCAGCACCTTCAATGAAGCCCGGCGCTTCGCACAATCTGTGCTCCCGGATGGCTTTCTCCCGAACGCGAGGGAGACCGCCTGATGCGCCAGCGCTTCATCAACTTCTCAGGCCAGATGCGCGACATGCGCAATGCACGCCTCCCTCAGAACCGGCTCACCAAGGAAATGCTGGCTGCTCTGAAGGGGCTTCTCGCCCAGGTCGATGCGCGCTGCGGCGGCCGGGCTGAGGGCAACTCCGAACTGGTTCGCGCTGCAGACGCGGCGCGGGCGGTCATCGCCAAGGCGGAGGGACTGCCATGATCGGCGTCATCCTCGGCTTGGGCATCTCGTCCCTGATGTGGGCGACCATCGCCTGGGTCCTTGGCTTTTGGGGCATGGAAGACGACGCGGCCTTTCCCTGGGCCATGGCCTTCCTCTCCTTCGCGATCGCGCTGGTCCTGCTGTCCTTCACGGCCTGGTCGGATCTGCGCGCCTGTAGAGCAACCACCACGGAGGACCGCTGAATGCTGTCTCGTGATTTCTGCATAGCCCTCCTGTCCGAACACAACGACGAGGCCGAGGGCGGTCCGCTCGACCAGGCGCATGATGCCGTGGTCGAGACATTGGGATGGGGAGCCTTCAGCGACGAAGCTCTGTCGCTGATGGCCACCGAGCTGCTGCGCCTGTCGGGCAAGAGCGCCCTGACCGATCCCGCCGGCGGCATTCTGACCGCCCCTCAACGGAGACACTGATGACCTCGGACGAACAACGCCGCGAGGGCTGGATGGTCCTCGGCTGGACCATCGGCGCCCTCGCCATCCTTTTCATCGCCGGAGCCCTGCTGCAATGACCAATCAGACCACTCAGGCCCCACACGAAACAGATGATGCGGCCTGGGACTTCTACTATGCCCAGCTCGATGCTGTCGGAGATCTCCTGCCGAAGGAAAAATGGCCGGAGCCCCATCCGGGGAAGCCAGAGAAGATGCTCGGTTTCTATCGCCGGATCGGCAAGGACAGGGAAACAAGGGCTGCCGTGTGGGTGCCGGTTGCCATCTACACTGCGCCCGACGGTTCGGCCGTATGCCGTGACGGAAATCGTGAAATTCGTGATCGGGATGTGGTCGATGAGGTGCTCGGCCAATGCTGCCGTAACCCGATTCCGTACGAGCTCTACGTTGCCGTAACCGAGCAGGGTGCCGCATGGCCTGACCAGCCGCCAGAGGCCGCTAAGGCTGAACAGGACTTCACCCGTGACATCGTCAGCGAGGAAGATCAGCTCAGGGACGAGGCGACGCGGGAGCTGGAGCGGTTCAAGCAGGAGATCGCGAACGGCGTTACCGATGAGAACGCCGACAAGGTTGGCAACTGGATGCAACGTGCCGCCCAGCGTCTGAAGACGCTGGATGCACAGCGCGCAGCTGAGAAGAAGCCCCATGACGATGCCGCCAAGGCCATCCAGGCAAAGTGGAAGCCCATCCTCGAGATCTGGGAGCAGTTCTCGAAGCTCGGGAAACCTCTGGTCACTCGACACCTGACCGAGAAACAGCGTCGCATCGATGAGCAGCGGGCTAAGGAAACGCTTGGTCTCGCGCAGCCCGACTTGGGAGCCCAGGACCGGCCTCAGACTGCATCGATCGGAGGCGGCACCGGGAGGAAGATGAGCCTCGCCACCCGGAAAGTGGCGGTCATCAAGGACCCTCGGGCCTTCGCCGATTACCTGCTCAGCCTCAACCAAGGTCCTCACCCCGATGTTTTGGAGACCCTTCAGAAGGTCGCCAATCGCATCGTGTCCGCCGGGGCGAGTGCGCCTGGCATTGAGATCGAAACGACAGCCACAGCCCGCGTCTAAGGAGCCAAGCAATGAACGCCGTGACTACACTTCAGGAAAGCCGCCCCCTCGCCACCTCTACAGACCTGCAGCCAACTCGGGCTGTCGGGGCGGCTACCTCGATGTTCAACGATCCGGACAAGTTCGCTCACGCACAGCGTGTCGCCAACGTCTTCGCCAATTCGCAGCTCGTCCCTGCACACATGCGTGGGAAGCTTCCGGACTGCCTGATCGCTCTGAACCTCGCTGACCGGCTCAATGAAGATCCCCTGACCGTGATGCAAAACATCGTGGTGGTGCATGGGTCCCCGGGCTGGAAAGCTACCTACCTGATCGCGCGGGCCAATGTCTCCGGCCGCCTGCATGGACCGATCCGTTGGCGGCATGAGGGCATCCCGGGCAAGGCGGGTTACGTCTGTACGGCCTATGCCGATCTTGCCGATCCGCGACTGTCTCAGGACGAGAGACGAATTGAAGCGTCCGTCACGTGGGAGATGGCAGAGGCCGAAGGGTGGACGAAGAACGCGAAGTACAAGTCCATGCCCCAGGTCATGATGCAGTACCGTGCGGCTACCTTCCTGGTCAGGCTTTACCTGTCCGACATCATGTTGGGTATTCAGTCAACGGACGTGGAGCTCGAAACCCAGCAAGATGAGACTGGCACCTATCAGATCGTAGGCACTGTTCCTGCGGCTCCGCCAGCCCGCCCCTCGCGGCGTCAACAAGCGCCTGATGCTCAGAATGAGGAGGTTGTCGATCAAACGACCGGAGAGATCACGCCGGCTGTGCCGATGCCGCCTCCGCGGCAGCGCGGCTCTACTGTTGAGCGCGCCGTGGCTGACCGCATCGTGGATGATCGCGGGACGGTATTGAAGGACAAGAACCCTGAGGCACTGGGAACAACCGGCGCAACAGGTCACGCGGCCGAGGGTGAAGGTAGCGGCGTACAGCCCTCGGCCGCCGCTGACGATTTCCCGGGCGACAGGCCGATGCCCGCCTCTTCGGAGCCGGATCTCGACGCGATGGTCGAGCGCTTTGAGGAAGCCGCGGCGAACGCCGGAACCATGGACGAGCTGGATGATGCGGCGTCTGATCTCCAGCCTTACGTGAATGGCGACAAGTCCCACTTGATGGGCCGTGCGCTGCGGACCAGAGCAGAGGATGCCTACGAGGACAATCGCAAGCGGATCGTAGGCGCTTCTGCCACGAAGCAGAAACCGGACGGCGTCGATCCCAACGATCCAGATTACCGGAAGGGCTGGAGCGACAAGGAGAAGGGTCTGAGCAAGTGCATCACCTCCGCGATCCGGGACAATCCGGAGCGCCTCGCCAAGTGGCAGGCTGGCTTTGATGCCTGCGGCGCGCAGCAGGAGGGCTGATCCATGTTGATCCGCGTCATCGACCTCGAGACGACATCCTTTACGCCAGACGATGGCGCGGTCTGTGAGATCGGCTTCTGCGATCTCGGCACGATCAAGCAGGACCTGAGCGGCGCGCCGACGGATTGGCAGGTCAAAGGCGGCATGGGCATCCTGGTCAATCCAGGGCGCCCGATCCCGCCCGAGACATCGGCCATCCATCACATAGTCGACGAGGATGTCGCCCAGGCCGACGATTGGGCGCTCGCCCGGGACTATGTGTTGGGGGAAGATGCGACCGAGATCGTCGCCTTCGCAGCACACTCGGCCAAGTTCGAGCGGCTCTGGATTCCCGAGGAGCATACCGGTCAGGCGCCATGGATCTGCACCTACAAGTGCGCACTCCGGCTCTGGCCCGATGCCCCCTCTCACTCCAATCAGGCCCTGCGCTACTGGCGCAGGCCTGAGGGGCTGGATCGTTCTATCGCCAGCGTTGCCCACCGAGCCTACCCGGATGCCTATGTGACCGCTTTCCTGCTGCGCGAGATGCTGAAGGAAGCCTCCATCGAGCAGCTCGTAGAGTGGTCGAGCCAGCCAGCCCTTCAGGTCCGCTGCCACATTGGTGCCTGGCGCGGCAAGCTCTGGTCCGAGGTGGATAACGGCTTCCTTCAATGGGTCGCCGCCCGCGACTTTGACGAGGATGTGCTCTTCACCGTCGAGCACGAGCTCCGGCGCCGGCGGGACGCGGCTCGCGTTCAGAGCCAGTTCGATGATGACGATGAGGATCTGGCGTCATGAGCGAAGAAACCCTCCTGACAGCTGCCCGCCGGGTCGTCCGCTTCATGAACATCGACCAGGCGAAAGGCGGGTTCACCACTGATCCGACGTTCGAGGCCTTGCACACACTGCGGCGTCAGATTGCTCGAGCGGAAAAAGACCCGAATGTCGACTGCCGGCTATTCGACGCGGCGCGCGCATTCGAGGTGCGCTTCTCGATCGACGAGAGCAACAGCGGCGGCCTCACGTCCGTCGAGACGCTCAAGGCCGTCGAAGCGCTCGACAAACAGGTTCGGAGGCTCGCCGCCCTCGCGTCTGCGGAGGAAATGCCATGACGTTCTCTGCCGAGCAACTGGCAGCCTGCGCTGAGCGAGAAGTGAAGCAGCGCCGCCGCGTCTATCCTCGTTGGGTCGAGGACGGGCGGATGTCCCAGGCTTTCGCCGACGAGCAGTTCGCCATGATGGAGCAGATCGCCCGCGAGTACCGCGCAAAGGCCGATGCTGAGGCCCTCAAGGGCGACCTCTTTGGAGGCGCCGCATGACGCTCTGCAATGCCTGTGGTGCCCACATCGACGACTGGAAGCACCGGACGGCTTTTCTCTGTCCACCCTGCTACCGCCGGTGCCCGCCGACGGTAATGGCGGTTTATGAGGACGCCATCACGGCCTTCGAGCGGTTCAGGAAAGAAGAGTACCGGCGCTCGCTCATCGGCATGGCCCCGCGCCTGGGCCAGCGGGAGAAGCTTCTCGGGCGGATCTCGTCGGCCTGGTACGCGGCAAGGGCGGCCGTCAAAGGCGGCCTGCAGCAGAGGGCGGCGTCATGATCCCAGAGGACGATAGCCGCCCCTACCCCACCTGGTTCCCCTGGTTCTTCGCCGCAGCGTGCATGACGCTGGCGGCGGCGATCCTTTTCGCCTGAGGTTTCCCGATGACCACTGCCTATCCCCTCTCATGGCCCCCAGGCTTCCCGCGCTACAAGTATGCGCGGGCCTCAGGGGCATTCAAGACATCACTTTCCGGAGCATTGAAAAACGTCCAGGACAGCCTGCGCCGTTTCGGGGCCGATAGCGGTAAGTCAGTCAAGGACGTGGTTCTTTCCTCCAACGTCACGCTGGGCGTAAACCGTCCGAGTGACCCGGGTGTGGCCGTGTGGTTCACCTGGGATGACATGCAGGTCTGCATCCCCGTCGATCGATATTCGACCCCTGAGGCCAACCTGCAGGCAATCCATCACATCATAGAAGCGCGTCGTACTGAGCTGCGACACGGCACTCTTGCACTCGTACGTGCCAGCTTCCAGGGCTTCAAAGCGCTGCCTTCTCCTAAAGGCGAGCACTGGACCGAGATCCTCGGTCTGCCTGCGACAGCTACTGCTGAGCAGATCCATGCGAAGCACCGCGATCTTGCCAAGACAGCGCATCCGGATGCCGGCGGCTCCGATGAGCGAATGGCACAAATAAATCGCGCTCGTGACGAAGCGCTGAAGGAGCGGACATGAGCCATGGACCTATCGAAGAGGAGCAGCGAGCCTTGATGAACATGCTCGCAGAGACACTGGACGAGATCTTCAACGGTCCTCCGAGCCCTGTCCGTCAGAAGACCATCGGATTCGCACTTCTGGTCTATCCCCTGACCGAGAACATCGAAGGCACTGGACGGATCAACTACATCGGGAACGGGAAGCGCGCCGACATGCTGGTGGCGCTCAAGGAATTGGTCGCGCGATGGGAAGGCCGTGTCCCGTCTGAGGGAGGCCACGCGTGAAGATCCAGGTCAACACCGGCACCAGCGGCGACGACACCGTAATGATCGTCACGGAGGACGAGACGATCACGCTCACCGTCTCTGAAGCCCGTCGCCTCGCCACCATCATCGCCTTCGTCGCTGATCAAGCGCGCAAGGGAAACTCCTACGAGGAGGTGATTGAGGTATGACCGACCGCCCCATCATCTTCTCCGCGCCGATGGTCCGCGCGCTCCTCGAAGGGCGCAAGACACAGACGCGCCGGATCATCAAGCCGCGCCGGAGGCGTCCGAGCCTTTTCGATGGAACATGGTCTGACAGCTACGTCCTAGACCCCGCCAATGCATCTTGGCGTGCGCAGGACGTGCGCTATGAACCGGGCGACCGTCTTTGGGTGCGGGAGTCCCATTACGTCTGGAGTGCAGGCAATCAAGACGGGAGCGGTCAGCGGATCGACTATATGGCAACAGAGCCGGACAGCCCCTGTGGCGGTTGGACGCCTTCGATCCACATGCCACGCTGGGCCTCGCGTCTTACGCTGATTATTACCAGCGTGAAGGTCGAGCGCCTGCAAGACATCAGCGAGCAGGATGCGATCGCAGAGGGAATCGAACGCGCGGGCGATATCGCAGGCCAGCTCGGATGGAAGCACTATCCAGACGGCTCTCCGGCAGGTGGATGGCTCGATCCTCGCGAGAGCTTCCGGTCACTCTGGAACTCCATCAACGGCACCGGGGCTTGGGACACTGACCCTTGGGTCGTAGCCCTCTCCTTCACCGTCCACAAAGGCAACATCGACAGCTTGGAGGGGCAGCCATGACGGCTGCTTCAAACGTCCACCAGTTCGTATTGGGTCACGAACTTGCGCCAGGCCCTGTATGCGAGTTCCTCGAACCAACCGTTGTCATCGGTTCCGCCAATGTCAGGGCCGAGGGTCCAAACCTTCGTCTCGGGATCTCGAATGAACCCGATTCCACCGTGCTCGCGCCTCCTAGGTCCGAGGCGCTGGTCCGCTCCTGGCGCCTTCCCAATCTCCTCGATGAAAACCTTTCGAAGGTCATAGCGGTGGATTTGCGTCTTGATCATAGCGGTCCCCTTAATGTCGAAGACCATTCCGGCTCCTTATGCCTTTCCACTGGCTTAACAAACGGGCGCCGCCCTTTAGTTCCTGTGGGAAAGGTGCAGCCATGACAGCCCGGATTACCTGCTGTGTCCCATTCTGCCGGCGGACCTGCAGGAATGAGAAGGGCTGGCAGGAATGGATCTGCCAAAAGCACTGGAGCCAAGTCCCGAAACGGCTCCGGCGCGTCCATACCCGCATTCTCCGGCTGGAGCGGATGGGGCAACCGGTCCCTGCCCTCCGGGCGGGCAGGATCTGGGCCCGCGTGAAGCGGGCTGCCGTTGAAGCTGCCGCAGGGATTTGAGGCATGCGCGCGATCACACCACCCTCAGCCCCCTCCATCCGTTTCCGGGTCGAGCCGGGAGACGTGCCGCCCGAGAAGGCAGCCCGCCGGCTGCACCTGACGCTGGCCGAATTTACCCGCCTCCTGCCCGATCTTAGGAGGCGCGGATTTCCGGACGCTGACCCAACCACAGGTATGTATGACCTCGAGGCCATCGACGAATGGCGCCGGAATCGGTGGCGGAAGGAGGGCTTGACCCTCGGCCCCCCCACCCAGCAGGCTTCGGCCATGGGCATGTCGGAGCGGTTCAATGCGGCCAAGAATGGGAACAGGAATGGTTGATCTGCCCCGCTACGTCAGAGCTCGTCCGAAGCCAAATGGCCGAACGTTCTACTACTACGAGCGGCATCGGGGCACGCCGCGGGCTTGGCCGCGCCTTTCCCTACCGTTTCATCCTCAGGCGCCAGAATTCTGGCTTCGGTGCAGGCAATGCGAGCGGCTGGACGCCAATCGGAACGATGACGGTACATGGGCCTGGGCTTGGCTGTCCGATACCGGCCGGCGCTATGTGTTGCCTGATCCGAAGGGCGACGCCGGCATCGATGCTTTTTGGAAGGCCATCGATAAGGCAGAGGCGGCCGACGCTGGCTACCTTGCCGGGGTCAACAAGACATTCAGGGCGCTCATCGAGCAATACAAGGAGCACGCGGACTATCTGAAACTCTCTGCCTCAGCCAAGGGCGATTACGACCGGTACCTCAACGTCGTTCTGAAGGCCTGGGGCGACGATCCGGTCAACGAGCTCACGGCCGAGATCGCGCAGGCCGCGATCGACACCTACCAGAACGCACCGGCCTCCGGCCGCTATTTCCGCTCTGTCCTGTCGAAGCTCGTGGCTTTCGGCATTCCCCGCGGCTACTCCGACAGCAACCCTGTCGAGCACACCGAGAACATCAACTACGATAAGCAACCCTACAAGCCTTGGCCGGATTGGGCTTTCGAGCTTTTCTTCGAGTTCGCCAGGGTCAGCCTCCACCTGCCCGTCTACTCCGCCCTGTATACAGGTCAGCGGAAGGTGGATGTAGTGCCGATGCTCAGGCCAAAGCGGGAAGACACCGTCATTGAGCTGGTCGCCCGCAAGACCAAGGCCAACGTGTGGGTTCCCATCCACTCCGAGTACCGCCAGGTGATTGATGCGACCCGTCTGGTCGGCGCCGATGGCATCCCACAGATCGAGCACAGCCGCCTCCATCTGACCGAGGAGGGCGAGCCATGGAGCTACGAGGGATTCGCGACGGCCTGGCAGCGCGATATGACCTTCACCGTCGACGAAGCCAAGGCAGAGGCTTCAGGCCTCGACCTGGCGTGGCTCAGGGAGAAGGAAGCAGCCATGAAGCGGCTGCGGGCCGAGGGGCTGGTCTTCCACGGCCTGCGCAAGAACGCCGTGAACATGCTTCTTGAGGTCGGATGTACCGAGGCCGAGGTCGCCGCGATCGTCGAGATGAGCGAGCAGATGGTGCGCCACTACTCGAAGGACGTGAACAAGCGCAGGTTGGCAGTCAACGCGATGAAGAAGCTCGAAGCCGGCTGGGCCGACACCCGCAAACAGCTCTTCGGCGGCACGGTCCATCGCCTCGTCAAGAACAGCTGA